AAAAAAGTTGATTTTTATCAACAAAAGATATATACTTTACACATTAACACAGAGGAGAAAAAATGTTCACACCAGATTCATTTATTGAAGCATATCAAAACACCAAGCGTGTTTTTGTCAATACAGTTGTAACTGACAAGGTTATCAAACAATCTGTACTAGACTTAATCGATGCACAAACAGCTTTTGCTAAGACCGTTAGCCAAAACGCTATTGATCTTGCTAAATATTCTACGGACGCATACGCTAGTGTATTGTTTCCAAAGAAGGCCTAATCCACCTAACGGATATAGACACAAACACACACAAGGAGAAAATTATGTCTAATGAATTTTTTAAAACACCAGAAATGAAAACACCAGAAGTTAAATTCAACAAAAACGGTTATGAAATCCGTACAGAAATCTTAGAAATGGCTAAAGAGCTTGTTTCTCAAGACTTCCACGTTAAGTTCCAAGGTTGGGAATTAACAGCAGAACGTGATGAAAAGACTGGTCAAATTGTAACTAAGGTAGGTATGCCTGAATTCCCAGGCCTAGATAAAGTATTAGAAACCGCCGAAAAAATGTACGCATTTGTTAACAACGGCGTGAAGAAATAATATTAGGCTCATAGAGCAAATATAATAGAAAAAAGAAAAGCACTCTTCGGAGTGCTTTTTCTTTTATAGTGCTTTGGATATTTTTTCTAAAATGATTTTAACAGTCTTATCGCTGATCACAACTTCGTAATGATTTAATGGAAGCTCTATTTGTTCAAAGTCTTTGCGACTGCGCATACTCTTTAATGTAACTACTCCGTCATTATCACCTTGTATCCAAGGACTTTGCCCAACAGTAGAAACTATCTGAGTCCAATTTGGAGGAGCAGGTAAATCCCTCGATTCACGCATCGGTGTACTCATTGTTCCAATATCTTTCATTAATTGATTGAATGGTACAAAGTACCTAGCAAAGTCTGCTTGTTCGCTGCCACCATAGGGTGTCGACAGGCTAACTCCTCCGTGTGTAGTTTCTTTATAATAATTGGCCAGATGCAGAGCGTAGATACCTCCTAGACTATGACTGATAAAGAAAAGTCTATCAGCATCATCTAATTTGCCCTTCATTTGTTTTAGATTATGTTCAAACCCATCTTCGCTTTTGTACTCAAGCATAATATCGGGTTCGTCAAAATAATCTCTTACATATTGTCTAATGTGAGTGAAACTTTCAGAAGTTGCACTAGCACCGTGTATGTAAACAATCATCTTACTTCCTTAATTCAGCTATCCTTAAAACTCTAAACAAACTTAACCACATCCAACCAATGTCAAACTCAAACCATCGACGGCTTAGTTTAGGACTTGCTGGGCTAAGGTGATGATTGTTATGAAGCTCTTCCCCACCAATGATAATACCCCAAGGACTAATATTGCGACTACGATCATTGCTAATTCCGTTTTTATATCCATACCAATGTCCTACTCCGTTGATAACTCCTGCTGCCCAGAAAGGAATCCAAAGCATTTGTATACCCCAAACTACTAGTCCTACAGGTCCAAAAAGAACAAGGTCTATGACCAACATTAAGAGAATCCCCCAGCGACTGTGTGGGGTATACAAATTACGTTCGATCCAATCATCCGGAGTACCAACTCCGTATTGTTGAATCATTTCAGAATCTTTACTTGCAGTATGATATAATACAGCACCTTTAAACAACACACGCCAAATACCGTATACGTGCGGACTATGCGGGTCGCCTTGTTCATCACTAAATCTGTGATGCTTACGATGTATCGCCACCCATTGTTTTGTGACCATACCAGTAGTAAGCCATAACCAAAAACGTATTAGATGTTCAAATATAAAATTAAAGGTTATGCCTCTATGAGCCTGTCCACGATGCAGGTATAGTGTGACGCACACTATTGTGATGTGCGTCATCACTAACGTTGCTAAAATAATTTCCATCTAATATTTAGTGGAACTGATCTGCCTCTGTGCTGGACTTATTAGCAACTGTTGATGTAGCACCAACTGCTTCACTAATCAAATCAAAGTAACCAACGCCAACTTCACGTTGATGTTTAACTGTTGTAAAGCCACGAGCCTGTGCTTCAAACTCACGCTGTTGCATTTCTGAATACCCAGCCATACCACGTTGTTTATAGGCTTCTGCTAATTCAAATGTAGCAAGGTTAACTGAATGGAATCCTGCTAGTGTAATGAACTGAAACTTATAGCCTAACGCACCTAATTCACGTTGGAATGTTTCACATTCTTCAATGCTTAAAAACTTTTGCCAATTAAAACTAGGACTGCAATTATAAGCAAGCATTTGATCAGGATACTGGGCACGGATCGCTTCAGCAAACTTTCTAGCCTGTGCGATATCAGGTGTGCTAGTTTCGAACCAAAGGAGATCAGCGTAAGGGGCATAAGCAAGACCTCTGCTAATACAAGCATCAAGCCCGTTTTTAAATTTGTAAAAGCCTTCGTCAGTGCGTTCATCAATAATAAAGTCCTTGTCCAATGGATCGTGATTGCTGGTAATAAGTGTAGCAGACTCTGCGTCGGTACGTGCCATAATAACTGTTTCTACTCCTGCTACATCGCTAGCAAGACGTGCGGCCTGTAGGTTACGAATAGCTTGGCTAGTGGGAATTAAAACCTTACCGCCTAAGTGTCCACATTTCTTTTCGCTAGATAGTTGATCTTCAAAGTGTACGCCTGCGGCGCCTGCTTCGATCATAGCCATCATAAGTTCATATGCGTTTAATGCGCCACCAAAACCTGCTTCTGCGTCAGCTACAATTGGCAAGAAATAATCTGTTGTTAAATTGCCTTCACTGTGTTCGATTTGATCGGCACGACGGAACGCATTATTGATTTGCTTAACGATTGTGGGCACTGAATTTACTGGATATAAACTTTGATCAGGATATGTTTGTCCTGCTGTATTTGCGGCTGCGGCCACTTGCCAGCCTGATAGATAAATTGCTTTGAGTCCTGCTTTGGCGTGTTGTACGGCTTGTTGGCCGCTGTACGCTCCTAGCGTGTTAACGTATGGTTCTGTTGCTAGTAACTCACGTAGTTTGGTTGCACCACGTTTGGCTAAAGTATGCTCAATTTGTAATGAGCCTTGTAACTTGCGGACTGTGTCTTGTGTGTAGTTGCGCTTCTTCATTTGGTTCTCCTTAAAAGCCTAGTATTTATGGCTCTTCTAGAGGACTTGACAAAATCATTATCTGAGTATATAATATTAGAGTAAAATAATAGATTGGACATACAATGAAAGACAAAGTAATACTCACTGACGCCGATGGCGTTCTACTAGATTGGGAATGGGCATTTGATGTTTGGATGCAGGAACACGGATTCAAACGTCAAGAAGGTAGCCAATTTGTTTATAGCATTGGTAAACGCTACGGTATTGATATGGAGCAGGGCAAGAAGCTGATTAAGATTTTTAATGAATCTGCTCATATGGGATTTTTACCTGCCCTACGTGATGCTCAACATTATGTAAAACGCTTACACGAAGAACACGGTTATGTATTCCATTGTATCACTAGCCTAAGCAAAGATCGTAACGCTCAAAAACTACGTAAGATGAATATGCGTAAGTTGTTTGGTGAAACTGCATTTGATAAGTTTATTATCCTAGACACAGGTGCAGACAAAGACGAAGTGTTAGAACAATATCGTGGGACAGGCTGCTGGTGGATTGAAGATAAAATCACCAATGCCGTCGCTGGTCATAACGTAGGACTAAAACCTCTGCTTATGGAACACGGTCACAATATGGATTTTGAACACGCAGAAATTCCAAGAGTTCAATCCTGGAAAGACATTTACGAAATTATCGTAAACGGTTAACAAAATCTAACAGTAACTGATAATGAGTACCTTGATGCCAATGCGGCTCAAGGTATTTTTTATCATACCACCACTGTTCGCTTTCTGGATGGCAACCTATTAGTCCGATATTCTTTTGCACAATCGCCATAGGATCACTATTGCTATAGCTAGCCACAACGTCCATATTATTCCCAACAAATGCACAACCGTCATAGAAATACATCCTTTCAAAATTGTCTAGCCACTTCACTGGCATTGCTTTAGGGTGGGGTCTTCTAGTGCAGGTATTGGGACGTTTGATATATTGTGTAACCTCAACGTTATCTAATAAATCAAAATAGTCTGGGCCGGCCCAATACGCTCCCATACATATTCCTAAATACTTTCCGCCATTGCTAACGAAGTGTTTTACAGCATCATAATTCCATTTTACTAATGTATCAAATCTGTCTGCATCTCCAAAGCCTCCTGGAAAGCATACACAGTCCACATCATCAAAGAAAGTGGTTTCTACTTCGTCTTTGGAGAATAATTTAAAAGAATGTTGGGGGGATAATGCTTTTATAATTCCATTAGCTGAATCAACTGCGCAAACAGGTTGATGTATGAATAAAGCAATTTTCATTGGACAAAATGTAAATGCTCACTTAGGGGACCATTCCGGGGCACGACTCCCATAATCCCCTGCCCAGCAGCCGGGCCACCCAAAGTAACGATAACGTCCTAAGGTAGGGTGTTTTTAATTGCCTTCGCGATCTCTTTCGACTCTAAGTTGTTCTCTATGAATACTTGGATGTCTTTCAATAACTCTACGAATAGCATCTTCTTCGCTTTCTGCTTCAATACGAGCTGTTCGTCCATTTTGAAGAAGTGTAACTATAAACATTCCGGGACCTTCTTCAGCTGGCTCATCTTCTTTCTTCTCTGGTTCAGATGCATATGAATATGGCAATCTAGATTTAATGTCTGCAATTGCTTTATCAATGTCGTAACCGTCTGGAGTTATATCTTTAGAATTCTGCTTGATTTCTTCTGCTTTAGATTTCATAGCAGCGATAATTTCTTTAAGCAATCCGGGGAATAGTTCAGCAAACTTTTCATCTCCACGGCTATAACTCAACGATTGATTACCGTTGTTCATCTGTCCTGTTGGGGCGTGCATCTGCCACTTACCGTTTACATCGTCTTGATTTTGTTTATCAACAATACTAACGATAGGACCTTCTGGAGCATAGCGTTCAAACCAACGTAGACCTGAACTAGATCCTGTACAGAAACTTGCCTGATAACCTTCGGAGTTATTGAATGTATAACAAGCACCGTAGTTGTAAGGTAATGTTACTAGGAAACGATCATTGTTGATCAATATAGATTCTTTCTTTTCACGCTTATGTTTCTCAATAACTTCAGCATCTTTAATCTTACGTAATTCGTCTCGGTATTCTCTAGTCTGTACAATTGCTTGAATCTGGCGTAGATTTTTAAAACGATTAAAATCCTGATGCGGCTCTTTGAGCTTACCGCGTATACTTAGAGCTTTCCAAGCACCTAGGGCATCCCCACCTTCACCGTTGATATCCTCATAGTCTACTACACCGTTCATATAAAGACGTGTCAACCAATCGTCAAACTTACCGTCTTGTGAAAGGTCGCCGTAGTCTGTTGAACGAAGTGATGTATCTAATAGTTCACTCCATAGTTGTAAAATTGCTTGATCGTCTGGTTTAGGACCTAACTTAGCAACCTTATCTTTTGGTAATGTGCTGTCGTGACGCATTGCAATTCCAAGCATCTTAACAGTCTTTGGATCTTTTAATTTTGCCGCAATGTTGGCTTCTAATACGATTTGATCTAGTTTCATCCTGTTATCAAAGCCCTTTTAAAGAATGAAAGAACTGCTCCAAGCTTCTTTTGATCTCCACCGGCAATGTCTTTTAATAATTGTTGTGTGCCTTCTGAACGTTGGGCACTAAATCTACTACCATAACTTTTTGTTATACTACCAGTCTGTTCTGGATAATAATGACTTGCGGCCATTAACACCGAAACGTTAATAGCATTAGTAACAAACTCTGGCGTAACATCTTCGCCTGCTTCTAATGCTTCTAATCCGCTTTGCAGTTTACTTACGTGATTAAGTTTCTTTTGTGCTTTTTCAAACGCATCGTTCTTGATCATATTGGCCACGTGACCTTTAACGTCTGCTATGGCCGCTGTGGTAGCACGAATCCACATTGGGCGAAATTTTTTAACTAGAGTTTCTTGTGTAACTTCTTGTGTGCCGCCGGCGCCTTGTTGTGCATCTGCACGTTTGCGCTGTTTATCAGTGACTGCTCTAGTGTTCTTGCCCACATAAAACTTTTGTAGCTTACCAATTTTTGATTTTAAGAAATCTAGAATATTTCCGCCACGACCGTCTGATGTAGTGTCAATCGGGCCACCGCTACTGGCAACTGCATCATAGGTACCGTTACGTCCGGATTTAATAGCTCCGGTACCCTTGGCTCCTTGTATAATAACCCAGGCACCTTCATAGGCATTTTTTAAATCGCTCCAAGATATTTTATCTACTGGACGATATCCAATATCGTGTGCAAGTTTTAGGTCTTTGTGTAGAGCCTGAACTACTTCTTTACCGCCAGGCTGTCCGGCAATAAGATTCATAGAAGTACTAGCTTCGTCTAAGTGTCCTTCTAAAAGTTGGGCAAATATTTGGTAAGATTCTGGTCGCATAATATATTTATTTGCATTTAGCTCGTTTTGCATTAGTCAAAGCACCAAAATCTACGGGCCATTCTTGCCCTGGTGCCAGCTCTTTGGCAGTACCTGGAAAACCAAATACAACATTTGCTTCTGCTTGAATATCGCGTATAGCAGTTCTAAATTTAGTTAGGTCGTTGCCTAGGTTGCCGTAGGGAGCACCGTGTGGAAATCTCCAACCTGCCACAGCGCCTGTTTGTTGATCAACAACGATCTTATAGTAAGCGTGTGGAACTATAACTCCGTTACCGATGTATTTGTCACCAGCGCCATATATAGCCCCAACGTATACGGTAAACGGGCGGTTCTGTTGAAAGGCCCACCCACGCACGGAAGTTTCCAGTAACTTCCAAATCCCACGATTTAGGCTCCCGTGTTGGGGATACATATTCGTCATCAAAAAACTTTCGTACTCTACTTGTTGACTCCAGCTCATATCCCCGTCCGGTGCTGCATGGCCCTTGTCGTAGCCAGTCCCAGCATAGTCCGACGGGGTCGCTCCGTTTGGGACTGATTTGTCCGCAACAAAAGCATCTGTTCTAGGAAAACAACCTAGAGCATTTTGTGGCAATAATGTGTAGCTTACATAAGCAGGAATCTTAACAGGAGCATCATAGCCTACTAGATATGCTTCTCTGCAAATAGGCTGTATCTGACGTACAGTCTGTGCCCATCCATAGGGGCTGTGTACTTTGCAGGCATCAACTGGTAGTGGAGCACGTTGTTCCCAAGCAAATGCCTGAGAAGTAAAAAGTGCTAATATAATTAAAAATTTATTCATTACGGTTATCCTAAAATTAACTGTGTATTTATTTCCAGGATACCATCTTAAATCTTTCTTCAGGAATACCAAAATAATCGCATTTCCAACGGCTTTGAGCAAAAAAATCTAAATGATGCCATTGTTCCTTGAGATTTAATATTTGTTTTCCTGCATCAAGCCAGTCAATGGACAACAATATAGGTTCTACGGTTTTGCGAATGCTTTCTATTTCTTCGTAGTTAAAACTATCCCATTCCCAGTGTAATATTTCAAAAACATTACCTTTAGTATCAACCCAGTCCATACTAAAATCTAATCCCCACTTAGGGCGAAGAGATATAATTTTATAAATTAATGGCAATGATTTGGCCCAATTTTGTAGCTCTTCAAGGGCCTCTCCTGTATAGCCTTTACGTTCAAACAACAAACTATGATTAAGTACAGGGCCCACAATAGTAGGCTCTTGTACAAACCAATCTTGTTTCAAAGCACGTATATGTTCTCTGTGCTTCTTTGGTTTAGCGTAATTACCGTAGGCAAAATGTTGTTCTAGTACAGTAAGATCGTAGCCGTTTTGATCAAACAATGCTACATCTTCTGCTGTGGGTAAAAACAATATCTTAGCAATAGGTTGATCCCAATAACCGTTTGGATCAAACTTGTTATCAGTTATAACCACGTTTGTGTTCATCTTCTGCTTGACAACGATCGCAGGCACATTCTGAACAGTGATCGCAGGTTTCTTCTAAACAGCTATGTCCGCAATGTGCGGGATGTTTACAATGATTACACGTAAGTCTTTGGTATTCGCTCATAGTACTTCCTTAATAAATCTCTCGCCATTGAAAGCCAACTCCAACATTTGTACTTTGTGCTCCGAGATTAGTTGCCACTACTACATATATCTCGCTGTCGGAACTATCATAGTTTTGTATAATATAATTCTTTTTGGCTGAACTAGGGATGTTTGCTGCCGGTGCTCCGCCAGCCTTTTGACTTCCTTGTGTGCTGGCTCCAACAAATCCGTTATCAAGTTCATCGCCGTCTGTAAATGCTGTACAGGTAGCGTTGTATTGTACACCACTGTCATCATCAACATCGACCCAAGTTGAACCTGTTAACTGTGATTGAGCTGGTAATTTAATTAAACGCCATTTAATATTCTCGCCGTCGCTGAATACATTTATATTACCTGCGCGAACTATCATACGGTTAGCATAGGTTTTAAAGGTTGTCTTTAGTCTAATGGCTAAGACTGGCAATGTAGCCCCTGAAGCTAATGCTCTTAGGCTAGGACTACTCACAGCCCAATCGGTACCTGCTTCTACATAGCCGCCTTCTGATGCCACAGTAGAGCAAATCTGATCAAAGTACGCACCTGTGGTAGTGCCTGTGTTTACAATCTCACAGCGTACAGGCAAGTTTGGTGTACTCATATAAACTGTGGTTAAACTATTTGAATGATGAAATTGATGACAGGGAATAAAGGCACCTTCGTGTACAAATCCTACAGTAACTGATCCTACACCTAGCCATTGGAATTCTATAAATGATAGTTGTGTCTTAGTAATATCTATATCAAATGTACTTCCGCCTGTTCCGTCACATTTATCAATATTCCACTCTGATTGTGTCTTACGATTTTCTACAGGTGCGCCAGATGTGTATGTTCTTATTACCCAACTTAGTGTACCGTCTCCTGCTTGTTCAAAGTATATACCATTGTTGTCATCAAAGTAACCTGTGCGTTTTGTAACATTAGTAGTAGCCGCATAGAAGTTAAAACTTGAAAGTATCTGCTGACTTTTGCCTGGCATATAGTGATGATAGAACTTAGTCTGATGAACAACACGACTAGCAGAGTTGCTGGTAGTTGTTAGTCTAGCACAGGCTTTGTTTGATTGAAATTCTACAGTTCCACCGTTCACTGTGTAGTCAATGAAGTTAGGATCTAGTCCGTATAAGTGTTTGTAGTCTCCTAGAGTAAATGGCTCGCTCATACGTATGCGGCCGAACGCATCTGTCTGTCCTACTTTGTTAGTGGTTCTTAGTGTAGGCTGTCCTAACTGATTGTACTCCATAACCAAGTGAAGATCAGCAAGGTTAGGTTCCCAAGGATGTTCGTAGTTAGTGCTATTAGGATTTAAGATCGGCATATGTTACGCCCAAGGTCTGCCAGCAATGAGCCCGCCTACGTTGGCATTATCTTCAATAGTATTATCTGCTTTATATTTTGTAGGCAATTGAGTAATGTCTGCTGTTGTATCAGAATAACGTCCCGGTTCAACTGCATTACGATCTGCTCGATCCTGTCCAGCTAATGCTAATTTAGCTTCTTGTCTTAATTTCTTATTGGCTAGAGTTGAGATTCCGTTAGCTGACATTATGGTCTATCCTTGCTTGGGTAAATTCTAAATGAGTTACCTCTAATATCTTCTGGCTCTTTCGTACCCTGCCATTGGTCGGCACCTGCATCCTTAGTAACTGCATCAATGCCAGCATATTGTTCTTGTGGCTCTGTGCTAATAGTCTGCTGATTGGCCATATCAACAATCTGCCTAAATCTTTTAATATCGTTATCAGCATACCCAGTTTCTTCTTTAGCTGGTTTGCCCTGTTTCTGCATAAATGAAACAATGCTGTCATATGCGTCCATTGTTACAGGGCCCTCTTGCGATAATTTAGTTACAATTTCTGCTACATCGTGTAGATCAGCATCCTGTTTGACATCTTCGCGAGCTAATTCTAATAATCTAATAAAAAGAGGAACGTCTAACTGTACAATATCCATTTGATAATCTCCGATCTAATATTTAGCGTAAATACAGTTACTATGATAAACAAAGAACCCTTCAAACATTTAATAAAAGATCTAAAATCTAACGGAAAATATCGTGTGTTTAACGACATTCTTCGTGAAAACGGCAAGTTTCCACAGGCTATTTGGTACGGACCGTATGCCATTAAAAATATAGTTAATTGGTGTTCTAATGATTATTTAGGTATGGGTCAATCTAAAGTTGTTTTAGATGCTATGCACACAGCTCTAGATATGACTGGTGCTGGTTCGGGAGGTACTCGTAATATTGGCGGCACTAGCCACTATCACGTTGCTCTAGAACACGAACTAGCAAAATTACATAATAAAGCCAGTGCTCTTTTGTTTAGCTCTGCGTATGTTGCCAACGAATGGACATTGATTGCTCTAAGTAAGATCATTCCTAATATACATTTTGTCAGCGACGAAAATAATCATAACAGTTTAATCATAGGTATGAGTCATAGTCGTGCTTCTAAGACTGTGTTCAAACACAACGATCTACAACATTTAGAAGATATACTGTGTTCAGTAAAGTTAGCTGGTCAGACTCCGTGTATTGTGTTTGAAAGTGTTTACTCAATGGACGGAGATGTAGGGGAGATAAAAGGAATCTGTGATCTAGCAGACAAGTATGAAGCAATCACTTATATTGATGAAGTACACGCGGTAGGGCTATACGGAACGCACGGTGGCGGCAAAGTTGAAGAGCTAGGCCTTGAACACCGAATTGATATAATCAATGGAACTCTAGGCAAGGCGTATGGTGTCCAAGGTGGCTATATAGCTGCCGATGCTGATGTAATTGATGCTATTCGTTCAGTGGCAGCTGGATTTATCTTTACTACAAGTCTAAGTCCTGTTACCTGTGCAGGTGCTCTTGCTGCTGTCAAATACCTAAAAGAGCACAACGAGATTCGTGAGAAACATCAAGAACGTGCTCGCAAACTAAAACATAGATTGAACAATAACGGTATTCCAGTTATGGAATGTTCTACTACTCACATAGTGCCGGTACTGATAGGGGAAGCTAAGAAGTGTAAGGCCATTAGCGATGACCTACTCAACGAACATAATATCTATGTGCAGCCTATTAATTATCCAACTGTCGATGTAGGCACAGAACGACTACGGTTTGCACCTACACCGTTTCACGATGACGGAATGATTGAAGACTTAATCGCTGCTCTCAAAGAAAGTTTTAGTAAATTTGATTTGAAGTAAGGAATGTAAAATACTTTTTAATTCCTTCCCAAGGTTCTAAAAACAAATCTGTCTTTACACCTGCTTGTTCCAATGCTCGAGTATCGGCCTTTGTATCTGTTTGATACTGTGCTTTTAGATCGTCGGGCATAGGAATATAAACTTTACTACCTTTAGAAGATTCGTGAATAACTATGTTTGCGATACTTTCAAAGTCAACACTTTCGCCTGTGCCTAGGTCATAGACACCCGGTTGATAATTCTGTATAAAGTGATAGATTGTACTGGCAACATCTTCTACCCAGATAAAGTCTCTTTTAAATTGTTTGCTGTTTTCAAATATCTTTATAACTTCTTCTTTTTGAAGTTGATTGTACCAATGGTATATTGTACTGGCCATACGGCCCTTATGATATTCGTTTGGTCCATAGACATTAAACAATCTTAGAACAACTCCGTTGATTTCATTTTCGCTTACCTGCTTGCTAAATGCATAATGATTTAGTGGGCCGTTACCGTTACCGTAGACTGCTGCTGAACTTGTAAAGATAAACGGGATATTGTTTTCAGAACAAAAATGATTCCAACGGCGTGTGCTCAACACGTTGGTATTATAAAGACTTTTCCAATCACGCTGTAGTGTACTAGAGTCTGCACCTATGTGTATGACTGCTTCAATCGTATCTGAGTCACTGGGCATTTCATCTGTAGAGTGTAGAGATATGTATTTTTTATTTGTTAAATTTTTATATTGATCAGCTGTTGGCAAATCGTCAAACAATACAATATCATCCCTTCCTTGTTTGTTTAGGTAACCTAATACCACACTACCGATAAATCCGCCTGCACCAGTTAATATAATCATAATATTTCTTCCATAGTAGGAGCATAGCAGCCAACGTGCTGAACTGTAACGGCAGCAGCCTGATTAGCAAAGTCCATTGCTTGTTTGATGTCTTTGGTATGTAGAAAGTTATAGACTAGTGCAGCAAGGAATGTATCTCCTGCTCCCGTAACATCAACAACTTCAACCTTTGGTGCTTTAGAGGTATACTCGTGATGCACAGCTTCTGCACCTTTGCTGCCGCGTGTGACAATTAACCCACTACATTCACTTTTAATTTTGCTGTGTTCTAATTCATTGATCTTAACCCACGCTCCTTGCATACGCTCTAGGTCAGTCTTCTTGGTATCGATGAACACAGGAATTCTAGTAGCGATAGCTTCTTCTATAACATCGTAAGTTATTGTGCCTTTATTGTAATCACTGATAACAATAGCATCGTAGACCTTAGGAATAGCTGTTTCAAACGTCAACGGGTCAGATACGATGTCATTGTCAATGCGTACAATCTGTTGTTTGCTACGAGCATCGATTAGTCTAGTCTTGGTGCTGGTTTCACCGAACAGATAGTTTACTTCGCAGCCTAGCGACTCTAGATTGTTAAACACATTGCCTGCCATACCATCACGTTCTTCTACATAAGTAGGAACGAACACAGGTACTGGAGCTTCAGGACTTAATCGATCAATTGTACCGTACTGATAGATGTCTTTGCAATTATCGCCTATCAATAATATCTTGAATTGTTTTTGTTGTTGAGTGTTCTGTTCTGTCATAAAACATTATATCTTTACAGTATTCTGATCCAATGATTGGTTTGTCTTTATAGTCACTGCCTTTGACCATAATATCCGGGCTATAGTTTTTAATAAGTTCTGCCAGTTCGTTGTCGGTGTCAAATATCCTAACACGGTCCACTGACTTCAAAGCAAACAACATACTAGCTCTATCGTATTCATTATTGATTGGCCGACTTGGACCTTTGAGCCGTCGAACTCTTTGATCGCTGTCAATTAAAACATAAACATAAGCATCAGGGAAGCCCTTTGCAAATTCTAATAGTTTAATGTGTCCGATGTGTAATATATCAAAAGTTCCATTTACAATAATTTTTTTCATGGTAAACTTTCTACGAATTGTTCAAGATTATCAAAAATTAAAACTTTTGGTTTAATCTTTCTATATGTAAACTTGTTTAGTTCTTTTTCTGTTTCTTCACCGTAACCAGTTCTAACCAACACAGGTCTAGCTCCAATGTTTATTGCAGCCTTAAGGTCTTTCATTTTATCGCCAACGTAATAACCGCCTTTGAATTTCATATCTGGTACTTCTTTCTCACATCGTTTGAACATACCAGTGTTGGGTTTTGCAAACGGATCGTCTTTGCGACTAGAAGCAGAATAATACAATGCGTCAATACTGAAACAGCCTGCGGCACCTAACAGTTCAAACATATGAGTGTGTACTGTTTCAACATCTTCTTGAGTGTAGATGCCTTTTTCAATACCACCTTGGTCTGAGATGATTGCAATTTTATAACCTTTGCGTCTAAGAGTAGCAATAGCATCAATGCTTCCTGGGATAGGATCAAAGTCTTCTACCTTGTAGCAATAGGTACCTAGATCACGATTGATAACTCCGTCACGATCTAAGCCCACTACACATTTTGTTCTAAACTCTCCGCCTGACCAAGAAATCTTAGGCTGGTTTGTCTGTTGTTCCATTCTGGCTGTCTCCGGGGATAATTCTATAGTTATCCTCTACGCTGTCTGCTGTACTCACTTCAAAGATCATAGAGTTAGGTTGAAGAGCAATTAGTTGATGCGGCATCATTGGAGGATTATGCCAGGTTTCGCCTTCGTTAAGAATCTTTTCAACGTAGGTTGCCGTTTTTGTATCGCAGTAAACTAACCTAAACTTGCCTGCGTTAACAAACCAAGTTTCTTCTTTTTCTTTGTGAAAGTGCATACTAAACTTTGCACCTTCACGTTCGAATACCATAATCTTTCCGCAGTATTTGTCGTTGGTGGCCCAAATAATTTCGTAGCCCCAACCCTTGTCTACTTTACCTGTTAATCTTGTCATGGTCGCTTCTCAATAACTTTATCGATAAGTCCGTACTCTAGAGCTTCTTCTGCACTCATAAACTTATCACGATCCATATCGCGTTCGAAGTCTTGGTAGGTCTTACCTTTGGTGTTGTGCTTAACATATAGTTCTGTTAAACGTTTCTTAATATGCATAATTTCTTTGTATGAAATCTCAATGTCAGATGCCATACCTCTCGCACCACCCGATGGTTGATGGATCATATGACGAGCATTTGGCAGCATAAAACGTTTGCCTGCTGCTCCTGCATTGGCAAGGAACGAGCCCATTGAACAGGCCTGTCCCATTACATAGGTTGCTACATCGCATTTAATAAATTGCATAGTATCATAAATGCTTAGGCCTGCTGTGACTACACCGCCTGGACTATTAATAAACAAATTGATATCTTTATTTGGATCTTCTGATTCTAAAAACAATAACTGAGATACAATCAAATTAGCCATATGGTCTTCTACAGGACCGTTTAGCATAATAATACGCTCGCGAAGCAAACGACTGTAAATGTCATAGGCTCGTTCGCCTTTGGATGTAGACTCAATAACTACTGGTACCAAACTCATTTTGTTCCTTTAAGGTTGTAAAATTAAAGTGTAACTGTTCTATTAATTATTGTCAAGACTCTTGTTCTGACCATAATCTGAGTATATAATAGCTCTATCGTTCAACTACAGTTAAATACTGTTTTGTAAGAAAATTCCGAAATGAGTACCCTATTATTAAATGCAGATATGCAACCAATCAGCTTGCTTCCTCTATCCGTTGTGGATTGGCAGGAGGCTATTCGCTATATGGTTTTGGACAAGGCTGAAGTCCTTGAGTGGCACGACGAATGGATTGTTCATTCCGCTCGTTGGGAAACTCGTGTGCCTGCTGTATTATTGTTAAAAGAATATCAGAAGCCAAAGAACACAATGCGCCTATCAAAGCGTAATGTATTCTTACGTGACCAATATACCTGCCAATACTGTGGCACAGAAGTAACAGATCAAACTGCTACTTTGGATCACGTGCATCCTGTTTCCAAAGGCGGTAAGACAACTTGGGAAAACTCTACCACAGCCTGCAAACCTTGTAACTACAAGAAAGCTGCTCACGTGGGCAAAATGAAGCCAAAGAACGCACCTTACAAACCTCACTTTTGGGATTTGGTTGAAAAGCGTAAACTAAAAGGCTACCATTTGCATCACCCAAGTTGGGCAACCTATTTGGGTGTAGAGTGATTGACATCCTTGCTTCTTGGTGCTATAATATTAGCAACTTAGAAATTAGGAGCAAGGATGCGCTACATTTTGGCATCGTGGGATCAAGAAGGTTTTGAATGTCTAGAAGATATCACTTCTAAGCATCCAGATCACTTTGAAAAAGGGCAAATAATAGAAGCCCTTAAAGGTAACAAGCCGCAACGCAATCCTCTTGCACAACAAATTGAGCATATGAAACTTCGTGCTCGATTTAATTCGCAACGCTGTTATGAAATCTATGTGTTTACCACAAATGATGACATAGAGTTTAAAGATGTAGAGGATTGGATGATTGCCGATCCTCAAAGTCTAGTAGATTGGATTCGTGTTAATCACTATTCCAAAATCTATTCAGACTATCGCCCTAAACATAAACCCGCAATTGTATAAGGACTAAAATGCGTACACAACCACAAGCAATTATTCAACGACTTGAAGCAGACAATAGTCGTCTTGCCAAAGAAGCTATCCTTGCAGAAGCAATGACGGAAGGCCTAGACGAGTTCTTCGAAGGCGTTCGTATGGCATTGGACAATCTTTATACTTTTGGTGTAAAGCAAGTTCCTACATCCGACAAGGACGGACAAGGACTAAGCTGGGATAACTTCAAACAACTGGCAGAAAGCCTTTACCGTCGTGAGCTTACTGGTCACGCTGCTCGTGATGCTATTCAATTGGCTATGGATGTGGCTACTAAAGAACAATGGAACGACTTTTATCGTCGTATCCTTATCAAAGACCTACGCTGTGGTGTAAGTGAAAAGACAGTGAACTCCGTGGCCAAAAAGTCTAAGAAAGATCAATATCGAGTTCCTGTGTTTGAATGCCAATTGAGTCACGATTCGGCCAATCACGAAGGCAAGCTCACAGGTACTAAAATTGTAGAACGTAAGTTGGATGGTGTTCGCTGTCTAACTGTCGTAGACTATGAAAACAAAACTGTGGTGCAGTATACTCGCAACGGCAAAGAGTTGGCTAACTTTAGTCACATCACAGACTATTTGAGCAACTTCATTGAAGAATTTGGACGCTCCTATGTCATTGACGGTGAAATTATGAGCAACAGCTTCCAAGACCTTATGAAGCAGGTACATCGCAAAGACAATGTCTCAGCATCAGATGCTGTTCTCAATGTGTTTGATATTGTGCCCTTGTTTGAGTTTAAACAGGGTAAGAGCACAATGAAACAAAAGAGTCGTTCACAGTTCCTCAAGGGCTTTGAAAACATCTTTACAGATTCGGGCTTTATCCAAATTGTGCCACAGAAGACTTTTAATCTTGATTCAATGGTTGAAGAAATTGAATTCAAAGACTATATGAAAGAAATGGTTGCAGCAGGCTACGAAGGTGTAATGATCAAAGATCCAAATGCTGTCTACGAATGTAAGCGTTCCACTGCCTGGCTCAAAATGAAACCCTTTATTGAAGTAAGTTTGAGTGTTACCAGCGTCGAAGAAGGTACAGGACGTAATGTGGGTAAGTTGGGTGCTATTGTATGTGAAGGAACTGATGATGGTAAAAGGATTGTGGTCAACTGCGGTTCAGGTTTTACAGATGAACAAAGAGCAGAATTTTGGGAAGCTAAGGATTCGCTCATTGGGCAGGTCGTGGAAGTCCGTGCAGATGCAGCGACTCGGAGCCAGGATAGTGAGGACATTTGGTCGCTACGGTTTCCGCGCTTCCTACGATTCCGAGGCTTTACAAAAGGTGAGAAAATCTAATATGAAAAAAGGTGCTATCAAAGATCTATGCTATGGCGGTATGCTAGAACTACTGAACAACCGCAACTACTACTATAAGAGTTCTGTGGGCAAAGACTATAGTCACCTTACTGATGATGGTAAACAGGCTGTGGTAGAGTTTATGGATATGATTGCCTGGAAGATGATCGAAGCAGAAGACACTGATCTAGATCGTAGAGCCAAAGAACAGGTCCTAGAACAACTTAAAAAGAAAGACTGATATGAAAGAATTCTTTGGATGGATACGTTGGGTTTGGAACAAGCAGGAGACCTGGCAAAAGACCTTTCTTGTGGCCTTTTTCTTCCTGGGGGCTGGTATCAATGCCAGCGCCGAAGCTCAGAAGTATCTTTGGAGCATCAGCTCGATTATAATTGCATTTTGGCTGACCAAATGGTGCCTATGGGACGCATTTTGGGCATCGTGGGCTAAGTATAGAGAACATCGCAACGAACTATTAACAACTATCAAGACATCGGACAAGGAGTGATTATGATTGAAAACGAATTTGAATATAACAACGAAGAAGAAGCAGAAGTTGCACAGATCAACTCTCTGATTATGAATATGAACGCTGTGGGTGCTCTACAGCGAGAACTGGCCAAACAGCGCAGCCAACCTTCAGCTGAGTTCTGCGAAGAATGTGGGGAAGATATTCCTGAAGCACGTAGGCAAGCGATTCCGGGTGTGCAGTTCTGTATTCACTGCCAGACTAAAATGGAACGCTTCAAAGCCAACTATCGACAGCCTGGTGCGAACTAAGGGTAATCACGTTACCCCATAGGTCCTCACAGCTTTGATCAAACAGCCATTCTGGGCCTAGATTCTGAGCCACTAGCCAGCTGTGTTTCTGACTCCAAGGCCCCTGCCCATTCATTTCTAATTCCAGCTGACCCGGGGCCCAGCTGGCAAAACCCATAATCATTCTAAAGTGTCTAGGGAAGTCACCGTCGGCCAAGTGATGAAACATTGCTTCATTGCTGGTCATAGCCCAGGCCGAAGTTATCATAACAGATCCCGAAATCACCCACTCTGCTGAATGCAGCATCCATAGGCTCTGAGGGCTCATAGGGCCACCCCAGTGTAGGGGTAAATTGGGTAGGCCCCCAACGTCTAGGTCTATGCCGTCTGCTATGTCGTTGAGAGTTTGGTCTAGGGGTCTATTAACACAGAGCGCAAATGAGCCCTGGGGGTTAGTATGTGTGACCATTAATACTGAGTTCCGGAATCTGGTGTCCGGCATTGTTGGGGGTGCTATGAGTAGGTCAGTTGGACGTACCCTGGTAGACATATCAACTCCAGTCTGGGAGCGGACCCCCGTACTTTTTACCCAAGATCTTCTTGCCGCGGACCTTGACACGCTCTGAGCCAATCTTGTGGCTCTTGCCCCCTTCGCGACTGCGATAGCCCTGTGACTTACAGCTGGCTAGGTTTGATGCACCCAGGGCTGAGTCTGGCTTACCTGATGTGCAGAGTGCTCTGGACGCGGGTTCTTCCGCGACGGCTTCATCATCACTCTGGACGCCATACATGATCTCATCGTTTAGAGGAAAGTCCAATTCCATAAAACGCTCGGGTAGTTCTGAAGTATCGATGATGTAGTCTAGCTCATCATCTGTAGGGTGTTCTTTCATTAGGACCTTGGCAGCTTCATCGTGACCCTTGGCATTGTTCCAAATGTTGATGCCATAGTGGTTGTCATAGAGTGCGGCCACAGCGTCCATGACCTTGTGATAGTCACAGGTAAAGATATTTTCTTTAAGTATTTCGTTGATTCTCATGCTAATTTAGCCCCTAACATCACAGCAGCCACTAGGTAGTTTTTTACTTCTAGATTGTCTGCTTCCTTGTGGAACTCATCTGCTGTGATTAGGTCACGCAGAAGTTCCTGATATTCTGATTCTTTGAGCTCGCCCGACTCGTACATTTGGGTAATCTCTAGAGCGTATTTTGCACGTTCACTAGCCCAACTAGGTGCGTTTTCTATCACGTACTGTAACTGTTCTTTCATTACCATCTCCCTAGTACGACTTCAGCAGCTCGTTGTGCTTCCTGAGTCAATAGCTTCTTTTTAACTGTGCAGTAGCCCCGAGTGCCCTCGCCACGTTCTACCCACTCATCTACCTGTGTTTTAATGGGCCGGACCACACGTAGAACATCTGCTTGTAGACGACCCTTAGACTGTGAATATAGTTCAAATCTGCGTAGATCCTCTTGTACTCGTAGGACCTGTGCTCGCTGTGGTTCTTCACAGTTGATCTGCTCGATCTTCAATCTAGCCTCAACTATATAGTGACTTTGATTTGCATCCCAAAATGAAGGAATCCACTGAGTGACAGTGGCACAACCAGATAACCAAAACACCGCAGAGAGAATAATTAGGCGCATATGATATTTACCTAGGAAACTCAGATCGCAAGACCGCAGAGCCAAATCTACGTTCAAACTCTAGACTGCGATCTCGCTCCGAAGGTATCGTCCTCCAGGGCTCAATGTCAATGACCACACTGGCACCGTCCGAAGCTCGTATCAGTGTAGATCTATTAGCGAGATCTGCGACCCAAAGTTCTATGTCAGGAATCACTGATTCATCGATGATTTTAAAATAACGTAGTTCATTCATAGTCTAATATTTACCCAAACGAGCTTGGGATAATTCACTGGCTGCGAAGCAGCAGCGCAGCAAAAATCCGGCAGCGATTTTTTATACATAGTCTTCGTTTCTCCTACGCTCTAATAAAGGCCACGCACAGATCAAGAATAGTTCCGCAGAGGGCGAGACCCAAAAGTCTATGGAGTCTGCTCTAATACTAATATGGCCGCCCGAACGCTGTACATATGCCCAAACAATCTCCGAATCATAGTCAACGTCAGAGCGTAATCTATAACAAAATAATCTAGTATCTCGCATACCTTGGTTAAATATCCCTATGCAGACAACGGTCTATTACTTAGTGCATAAAGATACTCTGAGACGCCTAAAATGGTACAGAACTCTTGCTGGTGCTCGTATAGCACAGAGATCGCGTAATCATAGACTGGGTTTCATAACTCGTATTGAACGTGTATATATGTTTGATAACTGGGAAGTAGAGTTGTGTCGTAACATAGACGGAGACATACTAGAAGCAACTTACTGCATAGTAGAAGATACTATAGAGAGTGAGGAGTTATTTACAAATGGATAATCGAACACAAGCACTGGTAGTGAGCATAGCGGTAGTATGTGTATACTATGTTTACTATATACTAAGTCATTAAAGGCCCCGCTGCGCTATAGTGACATATACGTATACGCATAATAAGTCTAGCGTGAGCACGCTCAATGTGCGTATATACGCTGGAAAAAGCTCAGTAAGTGTGATTTACTGACCCCCAAGATGCGTATAGAGGTCTAGCGACCTGGTGGGGATTGGAAAAGGGTGCAGAAAAGTAGTAGAAAGTGTGATAAAGTGTGAAATTGTGTGACCATTTGAGCATAGCCTCTCATACCACCGTTCTAGACTTTTAGTCTACTATAAAATTTACAGTAGATCTCCCTAGTTCGAACCGTTTGACCGTTTTCTAGACACGAATTCACTCTAGAACTAGCGTTCTAGACTGTTCTAACGACCTATATACAGTGGCCCCGCTGCGAGTGATTCTAGATATATACTGTATACTCAGGAGCGATCTGATGTTAACCTATATATGCTGTGCAACTCTGCCCTTGGTCCTCATACTCATATACGAATCTATATACAGTAAGAGTTGGCTAGAGCGCCGTCATGCTCGTATAGTGCTTGCCTGTGGTCTAGCCATTATCCTGAGTCTCTGCTTATAGTGGCCCCGCTGCGTAGGTAACATAATGAAAGACTCAAAAGACATAGCTGAATGGGTTCTGCGTGAGATCGCGGGAGTTAATCCCTATACTAGTCAAGACAAGACTCTGGCATTCATTTGGGCCACGGGCTTTCTGGCACGCTGCGTAGCTGAGATGATCTGGCGGGACAATCACAACTATAAGATCTTTGCAGCAATTCGTGAACGTGCAGCACGGAAACTGGGGAAGGCCCCGCTGCAGAATACTGACTAATTTGCCAAAAAGAGTTGACAAGTTGGGGTTCTGCTCGTATAATATACATATGCTTAAGAAACGAGCACTAACTAGGAGCAGAGAATCAATGACACTTCCAGATGAGCGGTATCGTAGTGTTAAGACCGCAGCAGAGTTTCTTCAACGTCTAGCGGGTGGGCATTATGCCCGTGTGCCCAAGGCAGTTCGTGAGGAAGCTCGCAGCATCTTACGACACTATCCTTCATCGTGGGATCTAGATCAAATTGAACGAGCAGCGCCTCACGTTATGCAGCAGCGTATGGAACCCCTGCACAGGATGGTTGCTGCGTACAATCCAGAAGTAACACAACCTTTAGAGAATCGAGATTAACTACTAGTAAGACGTCGCGACTGTGGTGAAATAGGTAGACACAAGGGACTTAAAATCCCTCGCAGCAATGCATACCAGTTCGATTCTGGTCAGTCGCACCATTTAAATCACGCATTAGCTCAGTTGGATAGAGCAACAGCCTTCTAAGCTGTGGGTCAGGGGTTCGAATCCCTTATGCGTGGCCAGTTAGGGCCTCTAGCTCATGTTGGTTAGAGCAGCGGACTCATAATCCGTTGGTGCCGTGTTCGACTCACGGGGGGCCCACCAAGCTGCGAGCCATCTAGTCACTGGCGCAGAGTGCAGCAGCACGGGAGAAACCCTATAGCCTAGTAAACTATAGGGTTTTTTCTTGTCCAAAATGCTGTTTGCTTGTATAATATGCATTTAAACAAGGACAGCAATGACAGAACTACAGCACGTCTTCTACGCTGCTTTAGCACGTATACAGCACTACACGGATCTCGACGACGAAGCTCAGCAAGACGCAATTGCTGCACTCGCGCAGCTAATCGAGGATCACGTCAAATAACCCTAGGCCCTCTAGGGTCTTTAACAAATTGGTTGACATTTTGGCAGTTCGATCGTACAATATACATATGTTGAAGGAGCGAGCAATGACCACTGTACAACGAAAGAAGCGTGTAGATCGCAATCACATCATCTACGAACTGCGTGTTAATGGTCAAAACTACATTGGCGTCACTGCCAAGACAGAGTCAACTATTAATAAGTCAGTGTTGGCACGTGCCGCGAAACACTTCTATCGTGCCAAAACAGAGTCGAAGAACTGGCTCTTGTGTCAAGAACTGCGCAAGCTCGCGAACAAGAACGAGATTGAAGTACTTGTACATGAGGTCATCCGCGGCAAAGCGGCTGCACACCGTAGGGAAGTAGAAATCCGTAGAGCTGTTAACCCTACACTGAACACGGACATTCGAGGTGATTGACACCTTGGGTGTTCGGCAGTATAATACAGGTATTGTAACGTTAAGGAGCGAATGATGACTAACCCGATTCCACATAGCAATATTTGGCACACTCCCGCAGATCTCAACGAGCTGCACGATATAATCAATCAGTTCACAGGCCAGGATGCTGCGCTGGCTGCACACGTGATGATGCTGACCCTGAACACCTGCCACAAATTGGTTGCTGATTCTATCAAGGAGACTGCATGATGCGTTACTGGGACGAACTGCTGCGCGAACAGCACAATGGGGTCACTGTGATCGTGGACAAGACCTGGGAAGATTGCACTATCCGCGATCTCTTTGATGATACCTGCTGTGATGTAGAGGACTTAGAGCGCAAGGTTAACCGGGGCGATTTGGATTGGTTTATGCTCAGGGCTCGTGTCATGTTCAATGACATGGAACTGGGATCGTCGATCTGCGGTGGCTACCTCTACGAAGATGCTCGCGAGGTTCTCAGGGACGGTTGTGCTGCTGATCTGATCTGGCAAGCAGAGGAAGAAGCTAAGAAACGATTACCCGAGCTAATTGAAGGGTTATTGCGTGTAGAGGTTGACAAATTGGCTGCGTGAGCATACAATAGAGACTTAGTAACACAAAGGAGCGCGAAATGAAACAGACAATTTTTAGCACTAGCGGCGACGGCTACTGGTCTAACGTTGCAAAGCCTGTACACGTTACAGATATGCGACTTGCATATGTAAACGACGAAAAAGACTTCGGCGAGCTGCGTGTATACTTTAACACTAAGTTTTGGGATGTAGACACAGACGGTCTCATTTACACAGACGAGGGATTTATGACAGACTTGCGCAACTTCCTCGCGCTGCAGGGTCTTAACAACTTAGACATAGACTATAGCGAGCAAGGGATGCAAGGCGACAATTACGTTAGCTTAGACGTAGGCGCTGCGTTTATTAGTGCGTGGGATGCAAAGTTTAATTTGTTTGCATAAAAACAACAGGGGTTGACAGCCCCTGCTTTTGACAGTATAATAAACACTTCAACAACGCAACTAAGGAGCGAAACTATGGAAGCGCAAGCACGTGAGTATTTTGTCCGTCGTCTTAACGAAGTAGCACAAGAGAAGGTGCAGGCTAAGGCTGTAGAACTTTACGGCGCAAGTGGCCGTCCAGAACAGCCTACGTGGGGTATGGTCTTTGAGGGCATCCGCTCAGGCGAGATTACCCTTAAAGCAGACAAGGTAGACTACACGGGTCCTTACCTCAACCCTACGGACGTGGAGTGGCCTGCTATGGAAGCAAAGAAAGCAGAGCTGGAAGCATATCGCAAGTTGGTAGCCGCTGAGAAGCAACGGGCTATGGACGCTGTCTATTTGGACGAGAGCGCACAAGAAGCCCTTAAGGCATTTGAAGCAATTTAAGGGGTTGACAGGGCCTACGGGCCCTGTTATAATATAGGCTTAGCAACACACAGGAGCGAACAATGGCTACACGAAGCACTATTGCAATGGAGCAACCCGACGGCCGCGTAATGCAGATCTACTGCCACTGGGACGGCTACATTGATCACAACGGTCAAATTCTCAGCGAACATTATACAGATCGTGCCAAGGTCCTGGCACTCATGCTCTTGGGATCGATCAGCTCGCTGCGTCCTGAGATCGGTGAGCCTCACGACTTCGATGCTCGCTATACCAACGAAGATCACCGCAACAACTGGACCTGTGCCTACGGTCGAGATCGTGGTGAGAGCGATACTGAAGCTGCTGTTTTCGCTAACTACGAAGCCTACGTCAAGGATCACCAGTACGAGGAATACGAGTATATCTTCCGTTCGGACGATCAGTGGTATGTTTCCGAATACGGACGCCCCTACCGCTTGCTCGCTGCTGTGTTGATGGAAGCAGAAACCCTAGAAGACTAAGGGTTATTTTTAGGGGTTGACAGGTTGGCTGTTTGATGGTACAATAGAGTCATAGTTAAACAAAACGGAGCGAAGATGCAGATTACATTCACTGAAGGCTGGTACAACATCAAGGGTCAACCTGTTAACGTTGCAGGACTTACTTTTAATCTTGTAGAAGATTACAAAGTGTCTAAGAACGGCGACGGCTATGTTACTGTTGATGGTACTAGTGTAGAGGGCTTCCCTGAGCGCAATATCCGAATCAAGTGCCGTCAGGGCGACTATGCTGTCGCAGGTACTGTTCAAGCAACACAAATTCCACAAGGGGTATCAATGCTGACTGCTTTAAAGTCAAAGAGTGCCAAAGGCGCAGAGGTCACCGATTTCACTCAGATCAAGGTGCCCGATACTGCTGTAGCACACGAGTCCGACGAGGACATCATCGAACGCACTCGTCTGCGCTTTGACATCCTCAAAGATATGACTAAAGCTGTCAAGAATGGTGATGTACGTGCTATGATCGTCACAGGCCCTCCAGGTGTGGGCAAATCCTTTGGCGTTGAAGAAGTACTTGCCAAAGACGATCTGTTTGATATGATGGGTCAGCGTAAGCCCAAATATGAGATCGTCAAGGGCGCAATGTCAGCCATTGGTCTGTACACTAAGCTCTACAAATACTCAGACGCTAAGAACATTCTTGTGTTCGACGACTGTGACTCAATTCTTTTGGACGACATTGCACTTAACATTCTTAAGGCCGCTTTGGACTCTAGCAAGAAGCGTACCATTTCGTGGAACACTGACAGCCGTCTGCTTCGTTCAGAAGGAGTGCCAGATCGTTTCGAGTTCAAGGGTGGTGCTATCTTTATCACTAACTTGAAGTTTGAGAACGTTCGCTCTAAGAAACTGCAGGAGCACTTGGCGGCCCTAGAGTCACGCTGTCACTATATTGATCTGCGTATGGACACAGATCGCGAGAAGGTACTGCGTATCAAGCAGATTGTCAAGGATGGTATGTTGGATAGCTACGAGCTGGAGGACATTGCCAAAGATGAGGTTGTCAGCTTCATCGACGACAATCGCGCTACTATGCGTGAACTGAGCCTGCGTACTGTGCTCAAAGTCGCAGACCTGCGCAAGAGCTTCCCATCTAACTGGCAGAATATGGCCAAGGTCACTGTTATGAAAGGAATTGCATAATGGATTACCGTCCGCTGACCTGTCAGTGGATTGGGCCCGAACAGGACCCCCGCAAGGGTTCTGTTCACTACTGCGGTAAGCCCAATCTAACTGGAAAGAGCTACTGTGCTGACCACTTCTACAAAGTATATCAGGGTGGCACTTCAGTAAATGGAAAACGAGCAGAAAAGCTCTTGCAAAAGGAAATCGAGTCTGTTAAACTAGCAGAAGAGATAGGAGAATTACTATGAGTACCGTAATTAAGATCGCATTGGCATTCTTGCTGATCGTTGTATTGTTGGCGATTGGACCGTGGCTTGTGATCTGGTCACTGAACACGCTGTTCCCTAGCCTGGCTATTGAATTTGGTTTGGCTACTTGGGCTGCTGTTGTGATCCTAGGAACTTTCTTTCGAGCGAATGTATCCGTAAAAAGGAAAGATTGAGGTTGATTCTTCCAGAGCGTTCTGCTAATATTTAAGAACGCTGAAGAACAAGTAATCAGCTATATTAACTTAAAAGGAAACAAAATGAAACGCATTTCTAAAGACACCAAGACTTTCAAGGTCTTCAACGCACTTTACAATGGTGCAAAACTTACCCAATCCGAAGCAACTAAGCGTTTCGGCGTAGGTAACTTGGCTGCTGAAGCAAGCCGCATTCGTCAGCATGGTTACGCTGTTTATGCCAACACTCGTGTTGCTGGCAACGGTGTGACTGTTACCGAATACGAGTTGGGCCAACCAAGCCGTGAGATCGTAGCACTTGGCTACAAAGCTCGCGCAATGGGTATCACTCTTTAAGAGTCGCTCCTAAAGTAAACGATCCGATTCGCTCCCGGGGACTTTCTTTGAGCCGCTACTACAGCGGCTTTTCTTTTGGCTGGATGTTGCAAAAATGCCACACCGGCCGGCACTCTCCAAACCGGTTGACAACTTGGGCGATCAGCTATATAATAGAGACAGTTAGACAACGGAGCGAAGAATGCAATTCACAGCAGATCAAGTATGGGGCCTGGCTGTTAGGGCTGATGTTCAAAATGGCGGCTACTGCAAAGAGCCAGTCTATGCTGCTACTGCCACCCACGGGATAGACTACAACACCGTGATCAAGCAACCAAACAAGGTCTTGGTCAAGCAATGGCTCCGCGACAATGTGCAGCCTACAGCAGAAGAGATCGCTCAGGGACAGCAATATCGCGCACAGATCAACACCTTCACCATGAAGCTGCTGACTGGGAAGATCACAGACTTCGAGCAGACTGCTCTCAAGATTGCCCAAAAGGACGAGTTCACGGGCCGTGATATGTTGGACTTCGCCATTGTCAGCTGCTTGCCCCAGTCAGCTCGCATGGAGCAATCCCGGACGGAGATGAAACGAGAACTGTTCCAAAGTGAGCAACTCCCGGGCGCTGTAGGGGATACTGTTGTGATCTCTCTGACTGTAATACGTTCGCGTTACAATCCTGAATACAACAAGTTCAAGATCTACGCCCGTGCAGGTGAGTCATTTGTGGACTTTTGGTTCTCACGTGCTGTAGAAGGTGAACTGCGGGTGAAGGCCAAGATCAAACAGCATCGTGGCGATAAAACAACAGCCCTAAATTATGTGAAAATCATCAGTTGACAGGTTGGGCACCTGGTGCTACAATAATGATACTGAGAGAGTAATTGTTTTAACTGTTTTTTAAGCGAGGTCTTATGTCAAAGCAAGTAGATGTTTCCGTTCGCCAAGTTGGTCCTAAAAACGCCAAGAAGGCAATTCGTAAGGCGGTCAATGTTCGCCGTCCAGTGTTCCTGTGGGGTCCTCCAGGCATTGGTAAATCCGATCTCGTCAAGCAGATCGGTGAAGACGCAGGTCGTGAGGTCATCGACGTCCGCCTAGCACTTTGGGAGCCCACCGACATCAAGGGTATTCCTTATTACAATGCCGATCAAGGCAAAATGACTTGGGCTCCTCCTGCAGAACTGCCTGTGGACCCAGATAGCAAGGCAATCATCTTCTTGGATGAATTGAACTCTGCTCCTCCTGCTGTTCAGGCCGCGGCCTATCAGTTGATTCTGAACCGTCGTGTTGGTACCTACGAACTGCCTAAGGGTGTTGACGTAGTCGCCGCTGGTAACCGTGAAGGTGACCGTGGTGTTACCTACCGTATGCCTGCTCCGCTGGCTAACCGTTTCGTTCACTTGGAAATGAAAGTGGACTTTGATGACTGGCAAGACTGGGCTACCTTGAACAAGGTGCATCCAGATGTCGTAGGTTATGTAGGCTTTGCCAAGCAAGACCTGTATGACTTCGATCCTAAGAGCCCTAGCAAGTCATTTGCTACTCCTCGTTCTTGGATGTTCGTTTCTGACCTGCTCAGCGACGACGATGTTGACAACGAGACTTTGGCTACCCTGATTGCGGGTGCCGTTGGTGACGGTCTGAGCAATAAGTTTATGGCTCACCGTAAGATCGCAGGCAAACTGCCTAAGGCAGAAGACATTTTGGATGGCAAGGTCAAGGACCTGCAGATCAAAGAAGTGTCTGCGATGTATTCGTTGACTGTTTCACTCTGCTACGAGTTGAAAGACCGTGCTGAGAAGAAGGTCAAGGACTGGGACGGTATGGCAGATAACTTCTTTGCCTATATGATGGCTAACTTCCCAACAGAGTTGGTTGTTATGGGTGCAAAGACTGCTCTTACTAACTACGACCTGCCCCTGGACGCTACTAAGATGAAGTCGTTCGACGAGTTCCACAAGCGTTTCGGCAAGTATGTTCTTTCAGCAATGGAGAATTAAGACCTCGCCCATTGCGGGGGTGTTGTAGAAATACAACACCCTTTTTTTACGGTTGACGCATTGGATTTCCGGTGCTATAATATATACATACTAAGGAGAGCGACTTATGGATCCAATCGTTGAGAAACTAACTACTGCACGAGTAGGCCTGCTTTTGAAAGCACCCTTCTTCGGCAATATGGCCACCCGTATGCGTTTGATGGACGCTTCAGACTGGTGCCCTACCGCGGCAACTAACGGCCGTGACTTTATGTATAACAAGGACTTCATTAACAAACTGTCTGTTAAGAAGTTAGAGTTCCTGCTGGCACACGAGATCTGCCACTGCGTTTTTGATCACTTTGGTCGCGTAGGTTCACGTGATCGTATGCTGTCTAACATCGCACAGGACTATGCCGTAAACCAAATCCTTGTAGACGAACGCATCGGTGAGAAGATCACCGAGGTTAAGATCTGCTACGATCCCAAGTATCGTGGTATGGCTTGGGAAGAAATCTACGATCAATTGTATGAACAAGCAGAGAAGATCCCTATGGATCAACTGCTGAAGCAATTGGGTGACCTTTTGGACGAGCACATTAAAGAAGAAGAAGGTGCTGGTAGCCCTGGCGACAAGACCAAAGACGGCAAAGAGAAGCCTACGCTCAGTAAGGAAGAAGCTGAGAAACTGCGTCAAGAGATCAAAGAGGCTATGATCCAAAGTGCCGCGGCCGCTGGTGCAGGTAAGACTCCTGCGGGCATTATGCGTATGATCAAGACTATGACTGAGCCTAAAATGGACTGGCGCCAATTGGTTCAGCAAGAGATCCAATCTATTGTGCGTAATGACTACTCATTCGCTCGCTACAATCGTAAGAGCCAACACTCAGGTGCGGTGCTTCCTGGTATGAAAGAAGCAACTACCATTGACGTGGCTATTGCAATCGATATGTCGGGTTCGATCGGTGAAGAGGATGCAACTGTATTCCTTTCTGAGATCAAAGGCATTATGGATCAATACGAGGACTTCAAGATCAACCTGTGGTGTTTTGACACAGAGATCTACAATCACCAAAGCATCAGCCACGACAACGCTGAAGACTTGGTTGAGTATGAACCTCAAGGTGGCGGTGGCACAGACTTCGATGTCAACTTTACCTTTATGGAAGAGAATGACATTCGCCCTAAGAAGTTCATTATGTTCACAGACGGCTATCCCTGCGGTAGTTGGGGTCCTGAGGACTACTGCGACACAATCTTTATCGTTAAAGGTAACACATCTGCTCAAGCACCCTTTGGTCAGACTGTTATCTACGAAAAGGAAACGGGCTAACCGGAGTGCCGGGGGTTGTGGCTAAAAAGCCACAACTTCCTAAGTGGCCCCGCTGCTACGTGTGTGCGTGAATCTAGGTCTTGACAGATAGGTAGATTGGTTGTATAATATAGATATCGTAACAAAGTAAGGAGTGATAAAATGCTTAAATTCTTGTTAGGAGTATTTTTAACATTGGCTGTCCTGTACCCTGCTGTTACTAAGACCATCGTTGGTAATGCTGTTGATACCACCCACACGGTTGTAACTGGAGTTATGGAGAATGCTAAATGAGTAAAGTCGCAGATCTTGCCTATGATATCGAGCAACTGTATATCGAAGGTCATTCGCCTAAGATGATTGCTCTCATGTTGGAGTGCCCCACAGAGATGGTCTATGATTGGATCGCCGGTAACGGGCTAACCACAGACGATTCCTACGATCCGTTTGAGACTGTAAATTCGTGAGCAAATTAGAATACTACGCCCGCCCCCTTGTAGCCTTTGATCCAAGGAACAAGATGCACAGACGCTACTACAACCAATTCCTAGAGCATATGAGTTGGGGTCACTGTCCGGTTCGGTTCATCTGCCCGGAATCTAACGGTTCGGATTTGGTCAAAATGATCCAAACAGAGCTGCTCAAATACTATGTTGAGAAAGAGTTTAAGGTCAAGAAGAAACCCGCCAAACTCAAAGGTTATCCACATATCGCTAAAAAAACTGGTTGACACTTTGGCTGATCCTTGCTATAATTGACACATAGTTAGGAGAGCGAATGGAATACACCGTGATTTACCCCAATGGCAACTCCCAGAAGTTCTACGTTCGGGCTGTAGCGGAAATGTACGCCACAATCAACGGCGGCCGTGTTGTAGGAAAACCTGAGTTGAAATTGGTTGACAAATTGGCTGCTTGATCATACAATAGAACTATGATAAGGAGCGAACGATGATAACAGAAAAACAGCGTGTTGTAAATGCCCTAAAGGGTTGGCAGTTCGTGCGTGGAACCCATGGTTGCTTGTATGATCGTGGATCCGCAGACTCCTACTACGGTAGGGCACGTGATCCTCACTACGGTGGAGTGGGAGGCGATTCCGGCGCCCGAGTCTCGGTCAACGACGAGGCTTCAGTGGCTGAATACATGGCCGGCTACAACGACAACGAGCGTGATGGTAACAAGAAGGATTGGCGATGACCCCTACGGAATTTCAATACATTCAACGAGCCGTCAAGGCCTTGGAAACACCCATGAGCCTTCCAGAGAGGATTAAGGTGGAACGCACTATGGCCCAGATTCTGAGTCGCTCCGCTGACACTTTGGAACAGAATTTGGTTGACAACATCGAAGATCGGTTGTATAATACTAATACTGAAACAGAAGGAGCGTGATATGCCAAATTGGTGCAACAACACATTGACCCTTGAGCACGATGATCCAGCAATGATTACTCGTGCCAAAGAAGCACTGGATCGTGGAGAGTTCCTGCAGGAGTTCATTCCTGTGCCCAAAGAACTCACAGAAACCATGGCTGGTTCCTACGGGGACGGAGACAAGCAGGCCGCATTGGAAGCACAGATGAAGTCCAATGTTGAAAAGTTTGGCTACAGCAACTGGTATGACTACTGCGTCGGCGAGTGGGGAACCAAATGGGATGTAGGTGGCGATGGACAGACTGATATTCACCCTGATGGTAAGACGCTGTTCACTACCTTTGATTCAGCATGGTCTCCACCCGTGAATGCTTATCAGAAGTTAGAGCAACTAGGCTTCCGAGTTTCTGCACAGTTCTATGAATCAGGTATGGCTTTTGCTGGTGTATATGAGGACGGCAACTGCGAGGACTTTAGCCTCGAAGGCATGACTGCTGATGAGATCGAACGGGATTACCCAGAACTAGACGAAGCGTTCTGCATCGCTGAGGCTATCCGTGAGTTCCAGGAAGAGGAAGAAGAAGAACTCACAGAGTGGATCAAAGATGGTGTTGACAAGAACCTGGAGTTGAAGTCTCTATGACAATGACTGTGGTCAAAATGGACCGACGCTATGACGGGCACGATCGCTTCAGTCATAGAGTCGAGTTCACAGGCTATCAGCCACATGGCCAGAAGCAGACTCGAATTGCACAATGGGTTCGAGCTCGCAACTGGCTGTGGCAACAGTTTGGTCCTTCAGGAGAATTGTTCTGCGCCCGGCCCACTTACTTCGATGGACATCAGCCGGTTTGGGCCTGGGATGCAGAGAAATCATCGCTGTATCTGAGCAAGGAAGCCTACACGATGTTTATGTTACGCAAGGAATTTTGGGAAAATGTCGAGAACCTTTAACTATCGATTAGAAGTCATCTGTGGAGGTTCAGGCACAGCGGACGAGGTCCGGGTCGAGGAAATGCTCGATTTGGCCTTTCAGGATCTGGTCTATGACGACGAGTTTATCGCCGCCCTAGACGAGAAAGAGTCTGTGACCATTCGAGTGTCTAAATTGGACAACCGAATGGTTGACAGAAGTGGCACTTGATGCTACATTTATAACATACCAAAAAGGTATATTTTTTAACACACACAGAAAGAGGTAATTTAAATGGCTACAGATAAGAAGTTTGCGGTTGCTGGTGTTTCCACTCAAGCAGGTAAGACCAAGGTTCGTTTCGCTAATGACGTGATGCGCATCAAGATCCTTGCCAAGAATGGTCACACTGACATCAACCTCGTGGATCTTCCACGTGAAATGACCAAGGCTGAGATTGGTGCCTATATGGTCGAAACTGGCTTTGGCAAGGGCAATGCTGCTGTAGAAGCTGCTGTTGCTTACATTGTCAAGAAGAACCCTTTGGCCACAGCTGCCAAGGTAAGTAAGACTACTGTCGCGAAGACAGAAGCTATCGCCGAATAAACCCGATTCGCTCCCGGTATCGGCGGTCTTAACACCCTACTGTATACACGTACAGTAGGGTTTTTTTTGGTTGACAACTGGCGTTTTTGAATATATAATTAAACAATAGGAGAGCGCGATGGAACTTATTGATTGGATCACACTAGCTATATTCTTTGCCCTGGGTTGGTTCCTAGGTAACAGGGCTGCGACCCGCATTCATCTCACTGCTTTCTCCATGATCCTCAAGGAGTTGGGCGTGAAGAATCAGGATTTGATTCGTGTGGCTCGTGCCAATGGCCTCACTATCCCTGAACCTGAGCATGATGAACCTGAGTTAGATCACATCGAAATCAAGGTGGAAAAGCACGGTGAAATGCTCTATGCTTTCCGCAAGGACAACGATCGGTTCCTAGGCCAAGGCACTTCACGTGAAGAACTCATCAATCGTATGGCTGAGTCACTGCGCAATGTTCGCTGTACCGTAGTGGAAGGCAATGAGTATATGATCAAGGATAGCCCTACAAGCTAAAGGGTTATTACAAATTGGTTGACAGATTGGCTGTTTGGGCATACAATATACACATACTAACAAGGAGCGAAGATGTTAACAAACAAGCAAAACCAGCAACTGCTCAGGGCTGTGGAACTACTGCAGGAAGCAGACGCATTGGTACAGTCAGCAATGGGCGCCAGCGACGAATGCTACTACATCCACACACAAATTGAAAACTCAGCGGATGACGTGCTGGACTTTATACAAGAGAACACTGAAGAGGCAGCGTAATGGAAGCCCTACAGGAAACCACTGGGGGGCAGTTTCCTGCCCACACTTACCTACTCGATGGCACAACGCTGGTTGCCTATATCAAGCAAGGGGAAACTACGCCATTCTATTTCAAGTCAGGAATCAAAGGCTTCGACAAGCGAGGCCGGAAGTTCCAAACCGTAACACCAAACCCATTCAAAGTAAAGGCATCAAATGACACACGCACAGTCCAAGGCTCAAACGGCAAAACTTACACAGTCAACGACGCAGAGAAAACCTGTACCTGTCCAGGATTTACATTTAGAGGTGCCTGCAAACACCTGGGCTAATATGGTTGACAGATTGGTAAAAGGCTGTTAAAATACACATATGATAAACAACTTACTCCAATGGTCCGGTACTGCATTCCTCTTAGGAATGTATGTGGTTATGAACTTCTTCCACACTCTGCATCCTCTGCAGATCGTCTTGGGACTCTGCGGTGGCCTGTGCTATTTTGCTTGGAGCTACCGTGTGGCAAATAAGCCACAGATGATCGTTAACCTAGCGGGCATATCCGTATGCGCCGCAGGGTTATTCCACTATTTTGGTTGACAGTTTGGGCTAAAGATCCTATACTATAAACACTGAAACAAAGGAGCGAACAATGATCAAACTCATCGGATGGATTGCAGTTACCTGGGCTCTGTTCCACTTTGGCATTGCTCAGGCCATCTTAATCACGGCCGCTGCTGCGGGAACCATAGTCTTCGGAGGTTGATGTGTCAGGTTGGGTAGTCTACGATCAGCGTTCGGGTCATATGCAGAAGTATTACAAGCTGGCTGCAACTGCGAAAAGGATCGTCACACAGCACAACACAGAACGCGAGTATGATTGGGGCGATGGCTCAGGCAGCTACACCTATCGTCCTCAGAGTCTTTGGGCCTGCTGCTCCTATGCAGACTACGAAGGGATTCTAATGGGTCTGCGTGGGGAAGCGTTTAAGATGTGGCAGTTTGTGCGCAATAACCCTAGAGGTTGACAGGTCTTCCAAAAGATCGTATAATACACGCATATTAACAAATAGGGAGCGCAAATGAAACACAACGAAGTTCAACTCTACAAGAACATCGGCTCTATCCAGGCAGTCGAGGGTGACGAAGGCCGCTACTACTTCTACCGTCACTTTGCCACAGGTAACACCTGCGATGAAGACACCATCAAAGGCGCCAAAGAGATGTTGGATTGGGAAGAAAAGAACTATCAAGAAGTACAGGCCGCGATCCGTGTGCTTCAGGGCCGTGGCTATCGTGTGTTCAAAGAAGTGGCCTAAATTGGTTGACAAACGGCCAGTTCGATCGTATAATATACACATACACTAAACAACTAGGAGCTGAAAATGGTTACAGAAGGTCAGGGAATGTTTGTCGTCATAGTAGGACTTGTGATCACTATGTTGGGCACAGGTGGTGTAGAGAATAGCATCACCAACACAGAGCTGCTACAGGCCCTAGCTGTTGCAGTAACTGGACTAGGTGCAATGTATGCAGGTACACTTATGATCCAGAGGGCTCAGCAATGACTATAGAACTACACGGACTTAATCGTCAACAACATCAGATCGCAGACATGATCTGGAGCTGTGAATCGCAAGCAGATGTTGAGCGGCTTATACGGAACCTGCCCCCCGCATATCAAAAGGATGCTGTAGTCATACACGATCTAATGATCGCTGCTGTGATGGATCAACATATGGAGATCACTGAAGATGTTCGTGCGCTTATTCGTAGCCTTAGCTCTAGCTAATCTAGCTGCCTGTACAGCCTACGATCGTAGAGACGCAGCTTGGTCACGGCCCTATCATCAGAAGTTTGATCAGATTCCCAATCAACCTGGCGAGGCTCTTCGACGCTGTGGAGGTCAGGTTAGACCTGAACTGAGGACACCGGAGATGACCGACCGGTGCTGAGGTGGTGGGGGGTGGCCGGTATAGTGTGTATACTATAGTAGTAGTTTTACTAGCGGTATGGGGTCTAAAATCACCACCCTGAAATGAAAAGTACTCCACCCAAATTTTTTGCGCGGCCAAATTTTTGACCTCTAAAACCCTTTTCTTAGTATATACTAGTCTATGCTTTATACACCCAAATATCAACAGATGCTGGTTCAAGAACATCTGCGCAGACCCTGGGGCGATGTTGGTCATCGTTACTCTGAACATATCTTAGAGCTTTATCATCAATACTCCTGTGCGCACATCTTGGACTACGGCTGTGGACAAGCTCTGCTCAGTAAAAAAATCGGCGATCTAGTCCCTGTGGATAACTATGATCCCGGAATCCCAGCTTATTCTACTCTGCCACAACCTAGAGATCTCGTAGTCTGCGTAGATGTCTTAGAGCACATAGAACCTCAGTGTATTCACTCAGTCTTGGCACATCTACAGTCTTTGACTCTAAAAGTAGCCTATGTTAACATATCGTCAGTGCCTGCACGTAGTTCATTCCCTAACGGACAAAATCTTCATCTTATACAAGAACCCCTAGAATGGTGGCTAAGTCAGCTTAGTCAGTACTTTACTCTTGGCTCTGTTACTAACAATCTAGTTATATGCCACAGTACGCACTCCTAAACTCTGATCCCCAGCTTAGAGAATTCTTTGCTTTTATAGAGCAACACAGTCTCCGTCACGAAATCCACTTAAATCGTACTCGTGTATGGATTGATTCCAGTCCTATATTAACTGAGTTTTTACTACGGTTTACTTCAGTGTTTCGTGTTCTAGATGATATATAGTGTATGCAGACATTTAGTCCCCACCCCGATTGGCGCCGAACCTTTGAGTTTACGGCGCAGTATGTATCCACTCTAGATCTGTCATTTAAACCGGATCCCATTCTAGCTCATAAGCAGACTCTAGAGTTTGTCATAGATCCTGTTATACACAAGTTCAGTCTCGCCAATGCACAGATTCATAACTCATCAACATCAGTGGCTTAAACGACGCAAACTGCCCTTGGGATCTCACATAGATATAAGGGTTTGATGTAAATACTAGTGTAATGCTACTTGTGTACCTAGAGCCATTTCGCCAGTCGCAGATTACCTTACTTAATTCTTGGCGCGACTCAGTACACTATTGGCCTCGTAGTTATGCTCACACTGATGCCTATAACTCTGCTATTCCCACAGACTACTGGCTGCTTTTTGGAGTGCCAAAATTGGCCACACAATGGCTTCTACAGTATCCTGAACACTCGCGTATAATGCGCACTCTGTTCGAAGACTTTGATCAAGATTTACTGACTAAATTCTCTTGTAGATAGGGCTTCTGCGGATATATGCGCAGATAATTCTTCTAAAAAATCTTGCGCTGCTGCGCTTCGCGCTCAGGAATTTGCGCTGCGGCTTCGCCGACTCTATAGAAATTACTTCCCCAAGATCTAGGCATTGCATTAAAGCTCAGAGTTTTTCTTGGTTCTTCGCTGGTGTGTGCTGTGGTTGAGTGCTGTAGATAACTGGGCCATAGGAGTAGATCACCTTGTTCTACGGGCAGTATGACTTCTGTCTGTGACCAGGCTGTGGGCCTTTGATCCAGTTTCATAGTCCAGTGTGTAGATGAGTTTAAGCCCTGTTTGTGAAATCTAATCTCTGTTTCGGGTGTTGACCAATACCAAGTTCCCGACACTATGGAATTAGGGTGGCTGTGCTGATGTATGGAGTCGCCGGTATTATAGACATTGATCCAACTTTCTGTGATGTAGAGTGTATCCGTGATGCCCAGAACCTGTTCAGCCCACTGTTGAACCCTTTGTTCAATTATTTGGTGTAGATCTGGAACTGTGTCCAAAACTCTCTGGGACAGGGAGTAACAGTGATTGGTCTGATATTCACAGGGAATCTGATCAAGCTGCTGTTGCCAGGTTCCGGGCCAAATCTGTTGGCGAGTCACGGGTTCGGAAAATAAGCCTAGGGTCTGCATATCAATATTTAATTCACTGACCAGTTTATGGGATAAGTATGTGACAAGGAGATACTATGACTGAAGAACTGTTGCCTAAACTGACTCAAATTGATGACCTTTTTGAGGGTCAGGTCCGGGGCTGGCTAGCTGAACGCATCGGCAACCCATTGACTAATTGGGGATTTTTTCCTCCAGAAATGGCCCGAGATATTCGCAGATACGACTGGCACCAATATACCAATGTGGTCTATGACAACGACACCGTGATCAACGAAGAACTAATGGACATCTGTCAAATGATCCTATTCCGAGCCTTGGATCATCAGGGCAAAAACCTAAGTAGAATTTTTAAAATAAGAGTAGTTAATTCTCTACCCGGAGATCGTGGCAATAGCCAACCGCACATTGACATCACAGGCCCACATCAAACTGGCATTTATTTCCCCATGGATTCCGACGGCACCACAGACATTCTTCGTGAACGTTCTTGGATGCAGGACTGGGAATTACCCCAGAATTTGGAGAACATTGTGCATCGTCTAGAACCCCGTGGTGGTACTTGGTACGACTTTGACGGCACACACTGGCGCTGGACTGGACGTCCTCAAGAACATCAACAGCGTATCTGTGTGATCTTCAATTACACAACCACAAGGGTATAAATATACTATTACAGGAGACGACCCGTGATAGCATATAGAGTAATGGCCCGAAATTTAAAAACACGCATTAGAATAGAAAGACAGCAGATCGACGGCCGTCTAATCACCAACGAAGACCTTGCCTGGAGATTGGCCCAAGATTTTGCTGTTCAACAAGAGCAGCGAACGCTGGATCAATGGAAGGCAGAAGTTGAATCATACACACCCAGAAGCTAAAAAAGATCCTCGCAGACTATGGATATTTGGTGATAGCTGGTCTGCGCTGTGGCCCGATCGCGATCCTATTCGCGTATGGACACGTCAACTGAGTCACGCCTTGGCCACTGAGCTAGGTGAAGTAATACAGTTACGCAATAATTCATTGGTAGGTTCTGCACAGGACTGGGCCCTAAATGAATTCCTAAAAGTTGTTCATTTAATAGATCCCAATGACATTGTGATCTTTATTCTAACCAGTCCAGCAAGATTTTGGTACTTTGAAGATGAACCTACGATCAGTAACTGGAATATCATGGATCTTGATCAACACATATCTTCAGAACAGGCCAAGGCCATTGAACTGTTTATCAAGCACATACAAAGACCACACATTGATAGTCTAGCAATGCGATCGCGCCTAGGACTCATTGCCTACGAAATTGCCAGAAGAGGTCTAAATCGTGCTCTAGTTATTCCGGGCTTTGATATGGACCTAGTTGGCTGCGATCAATATGAACATCTGTTGTTTGCTCAGGGAAATTTATCTTTTATTCAATGGGGCGAATACAAGGATAAGAAAAAACTAGATGAAATGCTGGACCAAGGACACTCGGGATATTTCCAGGGCGGAGACTGTAGATACAATCATATGTGCCTGTGCAATCACGATGTCCTAGTTAAAAAGATTCTAGACACCTTGGTCAAAGGTCAACCCTTGGATCTTACCTCAGGATTTCATACAGAGCTGATTGGTCCAGATTGGCTGTCTGACCAGGATCTTGTCGAAGGTGAATTGAATCCCCAGGCCGTAGAATTCTTTATCAAAGAAATACAGACTTCAAAATGGAACCTGCCTTGGAAAAAGCGGTCTGGGGTAGAAAAAGTTATGCAGTCTAGAGGATACCACGCTGGTTAGTGGTATAGGTAGTTTACACTATCTTCGTTTTCTCTATGAATCTCAGCACCGTTTTTCAAGTGAAATCTCTTGGCCATTTCTGTCTTAGGACTTAGAGTAACATAGGTTTCCACTTCAGGGTGTTCCTTTTTAATGTGCTCTTGAGCCTGTTCGATTAGAGTACGGCCTGCACCAGCAGCATATGACCAAATAGTATAGAATACTGCGGTATTTGTGTTAATTGCAGCTTCGGCTAGATCGTTCACAGAACTAGGAATTTTTTCTAAGAACTTTACGCAGGTCACTGCCAGAGGTTCTTGTGTGGTTTCGTCGCGAAGAACAAAGATTTTTGAGTTTTGATTAACTCTTTGTTCAACGGGAATTTCAGGACGAACAGGATCGTCTTTGATTAAATTAAGTAGATTATCTGATAAGTCTTGGATGATGTGTAACATTTTTGTGCCCCATAATATGCGTATTTATATTATAAGACAAAAAATGTCATTAGTCAAGCGGTTGTATAGCCTGTTCTAGAGAAAGTTCTTGATCTTCCAATTCTCTAATTTTGTCAGTGAGCTCGTCGATAAGTCCAAGGTTACGAAGTATTTTGAATACAAGATTTTCTACTGACCACTCGCCCGCACGTTCCAATCCGCTCTTGCGCATCTGTGTAACTTTATCTTTTACTGTGCGTAACTTATCGATATCCTTGCTCAATAATGCGTGTTCGATCTGACGCAGTATTGCATCTTTTTTGGCTTCAATTGCAGCATCGTCTACTTGAGGTTTTACCTTCTTGGGCTCTACGAGCCACTTATCATCTAACAGAGAAAAAACGCCTGTTGAGTGATGTGGTTCATCTGCGCCTTGTACGTAGCATTCTACGGGCAAGCCTTTGATAGTGATGTCGTGTTGTTCTGCCCAAAGTGCCTTTTTAGCGGAAAATAATTCACGTTGTTCGTCTGTTGCTGTGCCTGGGATGATAATGTGTAAATCTAGATCTGAATACTGTGTCCAAGTATAATTAGCATTAGATCCGGTGATTGTGTAATCTTCTACTTCTAGATCAATGCCTACAAATTCTTCAAAGGCGTGTGCAATTTCAATTAATTTATTTCTAACTTCTGGATTGAGTTTGTCACTTGCCCAAATTTTAGGGTTTAGTTTTGAGTTTACGGTAACAAAATCTGAAGATTCATCTAATTCACGTAAACGCATATTAAACTCCGTATTTGTTACGTTTTGGCTTTGCTACAGAACTTGTTATATTAACATCTTTAGCTTCGGTTGATTTTGGAGTGCTAATTAGTTTAACGGCACCTGCGTGAACTTCTTTTGCTGCCTGCTTGACCATTTTTTCGCTTTCGTTGTCATATGCTACAACAATAGCGTTTTCGCCCCAAGGAGTGTTAGGGGAAAACTGGTCTCGATCTGCAGGCTTACTTCCACCTGCTCTAGCTAGGGCCATACCAAATCTGTATTGTTTGTACGGATCTTGGTTCTGTAATGATGGAATAGAAAAGGTTGATGGTAGTGCATCAGCAACATCGTCTTGGATACTGCCTTCTCTAGCTTCGTTAATAAATTCTTTGGCTCGCATATCATTATTTAGCCCACATTAGATAGTAAGTAGCTAAGGTGCGTTCATCGTAGAATTCTGCTATTAAACGACAATACATATCGTTTCTTTCAAGCACAACCTGACAATTAGTATGATTTTGATTTAACAACCATTTAGTATGATCTACACCAATCGTACGGTGTACTTTAGGCCAATCGATTTCAATATATTCGCCCTCGTGTGGTAACCACTTTAACAGCTCTACCTTAGATGTCTTCATCATCACCACCCATACTGTTCAAGATTTCACGTAGTTTTGACGAACCTACATTTGCTCGAACTTTGCCTATGCTAGCGCCTTGGGTTGGATCTATTTCGCCTGTTTCTGGATCTACTTTATTAATTTCTGTTTTACGTTTAATGCTGTCAATGATACTGCTTGTGCCTCTATTTGCTCCGTTATGCGACTCTTGTTCATCTTCGGGCAAATCGCTAATCTTAAGCGTTTCTAGATTAAACTCTAGATCTACCTTTTGTCCTACACCTGAACTAGAACGAGTTTTCATTAATTGTATTTGATAACGTCCACGCTCACGCATAGCACGTGACGTAAAGATACCAAACACGTTATCTGCTGTTTGAATCTTAGAAAGACCGCCTGAAATATGACTGTGGTCAAATTCAACTTCTTCAACAGCACCACGGTTCAACTGTGCCGCAGTAACTAGAATACATTGTTTTTCCATTGCTAGGTTGCGTAATTCTTCAGAAACATACTTGTCTTTAATAAACAAGTTTTCTGCTGAAATCTTACGACTTGCTGGCATTAACAAGTCTAAGTAATCTACTAGTAATACATCAATCTTAGCACCTGTTTTGATTTCAAACTCTTTCATATATGCTCTAAGGTCATTGGCAGTCTTGCCACTAGGCATATATTTGATTTGTAGTTTACCAGCCTTCTTACCAATAACACGAACTTTCATTTCAACGTTTTCTAGATCTTTAAAAATCTCTTTTGTTGAAATACCAGTAGTCATTGCATCAATACGCATAGCTACTAGGTCTTCTGAAAGTTCTAATGTTAGATATAAAACATTAAGTCCTTGTAGACACCAATTCACGCCAAGGTTAGCAAGAAAGAGGGATTTACCTGCACCTGATCCACCAGCAAAAATGTTAAGTTCTCCACGATTCATTCCTCCAAATAGTCTACGATCAAGAGTAGGCCAGCCTGTGCTAATTTGACCATTCTTGTCTTTGATACGCATTAATCGCTGTCTAGGATCTTCAAAATAATCAGTGCCTAGATCTTTAGTTAAAGAAATTTGTACTGCTTCTTTAATCATAGATTCTACTTGACCGTAGTCTTTCTTTTCAAGTAAATCTGCAGAATTAATAATTGCACGTTCTAATGCCTTATGGCGAGTAAAGTTTTCAAACTCGTCCATTAGCCAATCGTTGTGACCTTCTTTGATATCTTCTGGCTTTTTAAGATCTGATCTACACGATGCATTAACCATTTCGTAGTCAGGCATAACAGAATATTCTTTTGCATAGAGATTAATAAACTCTGCTGCATCTTGTAATTTTCTGTCAAAAAGTGTGTGATCAAAAATACCTTGGCAACGTACAAACACTTCTGCGTCTGCTAGCATTAGCTCAAGATATAATTTTTGTAGTTCGTATCCGTAGTCTTTAATCATTTTTGTTGTAAATGTAATCTATAATAATTGATCTTCTTGGTGTGGTCTTAACAGGATATACTCCGTGAAATACATCTCCTGTCATTAAAATACTTCTACCAGGAAATCCAACAAATGGAATATATACTGGTTTTCCATCTGTCATTAACGCATACATTGATCCAGGCGTATAATCCTTTGCCGCAGTACTTTCATTAATATTGGGCTCATCCATATAAATTACCTGTGTAATACAATTTACACTATGCGTATGCATCGCCTGCCAGCCACCTGGCTCATAGTCCATCCACCAAGATATTACAGGCGTGATTTGTTTAATGATATGATGCTCTATTAATTTTGCCTGAGTCCATTTTGTAATGTTGTCGAGTTCTTGCTGCCAAGGTATTGAAGAATTATCGTTATTGAATTTTTTATGTGAATAGTATTCGTCAGAAAGATTAGGATCTCTCCACAATGGATATTGTTTTGCAAAATGCGCCGATGTCTCGGAACTATATTCTTGCTCGTTACTAGGCAATAAAAATTTATACAAATTTTTATAGTTAGGATATTCCGAATCGATGATCCATTGATTTCCGCTAGTAAATTTTTTTTCTGTACTCAACATAATACTATTATACACGAATCTCGATATGTTTTACAACCCCAAGGTTTGCATCCCAAACTCTTTGCTTAGTGTGATACAGTACAGCGCCAATACTGCTACTAGGATCGCCAGGTTGCGGCAATGACCAAATGTAATTAAATTTTGGTTCTACTACCTTTTTGTTTGCTCGACTATTCATAGCACAGCCACCCATATATACTAGACAATCGGCTCCTGTTAAATCTTTGGCAATTTTCATTACCATATCAATTTGTTCTTCAAACACTTCCTGAACGGCAGCGGCAATGTGTACCTTGTCTTCATTGGTAATTTCATACGGCCAATTCCAAATGCCTTGATGCATATTTTGATGCGCATTAATAACGCTGCCCATATATTCTTTTACATCAAAATAATATTTGTTAGGATCGCCTAGTTCTGCATCTTTTTGTAAAAGAAATTCATCTTGAATAGGAGTATGCCCTATTAACTCAGTGAAAGCGGAATAAAATAATCCTAAACTGTTAGGATATGTCTTACTCCATACTTTTTTCATTTCGCCGTGTTTACCTTCCCATATTGTAGCGCATTCCCATTCGCCAATCGCATCAAGCACAACAATGGCACAATGGTTAAATGGACTGGTATAGTAACCAGCGGCAGCGTGACTTGCGTGATGCGGAGTATAATGCATCTTTGCATAATTAGCACGTATACTTCTAATATAGGCACTAGGTATTGCTTGAAAATCAAAGACTCTATGCCATTGACCTGCATAGGCCTGTCTTGCTTTTTTAATCCAAGGCCTTTCGTACCAAAATATATCCGAAGGTGCTCCGTGATGTAGAGCAGTTGTAATAGTCTTAGTATCTAACGTGTCAGTCTTATCAAAGGTATTTGAAATAAATTTTCCGTCTTTAAACACGGCAAGACTAGAGCCGTGATTAAGTGCGTTTATTCCCCAGCTTATCATTTGTAAATGAAAGGATCCCGTTTTCTTAATTCAGCGATCCGTTTTTTAAATCTTTGATGTTCTTGATATTTTCTGTAGGGATATAAAATGATATTAAGTATTTTCTTTAGCATATTCGAGTCTCTCCAATTTGTGTTCTTGTTGCTTCTTAGCCATATTAATTTTAATCGATCCTTTTTGTGCTGTCTTTATTGCATCAACAATAACAAATAATTTTCCGTAGGATTTTACAGCATCTGCAACGTCTTTTACATCGTCGTCCCAGTTAGGCATAGCCACTGACCAATTTAATTCGGCAGCTCTGTCAAATAATACTAGTCCTGCTTGATCTTGATCCGGAATTACAATAACTTCAGCACCTAGACTATTAATTATCCTAGATTGTTGTTCAGCTATATCGTTAGTAAGAAGAGCAACACCGTCTATTGCCAATGCATCAAATGGACCTTCGCAGACAAATATATACTTCTGATTTTCTTTTTGACGGTCAAAGTTGAATACAAAATGTGGATGTTGATCTGAAAGATATTTTGGTTTTCCGTCTCTAACTTTTCTAGCTGTATTTCCTACTATTCTTCCTTCCCATCTAAAAGGAACAATAACTCTATCAATATATCCAGGAGCCGGGCTCCAATAAAAATCATATTCAAATGGATTGTTATATCCTCTGCTGATTAGATATCTTAATACGTTTGAATAGTCTTCACCAATCTGTTCTTCAACTTCGCCTTCTATTAAATTCCCCCATTCTGCCAAAGGCATCGCACCTTCTGGTAATGCTTTATCTGTAAAATTTATTGGGGTGTTATCTTCTGAATGATATTCGTGATAATCGGGACCTTCTGTTTTAAGAGCTTCAAACACTAGATCTTTTATAAGGTCTTCACTGGCGCCCATCCATCGCGCCAGTGTTTTCATTTTTTCACCAAAGGGTGCCCCTGGTTGCCAGCCTGTAGAAAACTTGCAGTTAAAGCAATTATAAACTACACTATTTCCGTCAAACCTAATACCACCACGTTTGCGAGTATCGGGACTATGGCCACGATGCTGGCAACAAGGGGCGTTAAACGATGTCCAACCAGACGGCGAGTGTTTGGCTCGCGGAGGAAGTAACGTTCGAAATTTATCTACGACTAGTGTCATAGATATAGTATATTATCTATAGAGAACTTTGTCAAGACTTCCAATGCCGGAAGTTGTGCCAGAAAGAACAAAAGTTTTGACGCCGTTATAAGAAAGACCTGTCCAATCTATAGATACAATTGCACCACCGGGACTTACGCCTGTGACTGTAATAACTAGATCATTAGTACCTAGTTCACCGCCTAATTGATTTCCTGGTATAGTAATTGTGTCTCCAATTTGGTATCCTTGACCTGGGCTGTAAACAGATGCCTGATAATTCAATAACATTGTTTGGCTAATAACAAATTGAGCTGTGTTAGATGACCTCGAAGGAATATGTTTAATTCTAAACCAACTCCAATTACCAATTATGTTTTTATAGCTTTCAACAGTTAGATCTACAGAATCGATATTGACCCATTTATCGTGCCTAGGCGATGCTCCTTGATCGTCTAGACTTCCTTGTATGATTACTGATCCGTCGTAGTTAGTAGAGTAAAATTGAAATGTGTGTAGGGCATTTCCTGTTTTTATTTTCGGTCTTGCATCTATAATTTCGCTTTCAAACCAAGCAGGAGTAGTATCTCCTTGTGTAAATGGATTGACGTAATTAAAGGTATTGATTATCTTACTGCTTTCTACAGTTCCATAAACATCACCTAGGATTTCTAAAACCCCAGTTGGTCCGTATTGACTGTCAACATACAATGGCATCTTAGAAGTTACTCGGTAATCTGTTGAATCAACTGTTTCTCTAATTTCTTTAACAATACTATATTCGTAGAATCCGTTATCAACGTTTAACAATTCGTTGTCAGTTAAAATTACTGTTACTTTTCCTGTAGATAAATCCATTGTGTCAAAATCTTTCTGTAATACTAAATCTTTTGTCACTTTAGAAATTAGATTAAATACCAAAGTAGAACCAGTTATGTTACTGGCTTTTTGATCGGGATTACGAACTTGGATGTCAATGCGATTATCAACACCACGATATATTTTTAAATTGCGATTGTACACTTTACGATACCTCTCTGATGACCAAGCGTCCGAGGGACTTGTAAATACGTCTAACTTATTTGTGTATAAATAAACTGGATTAAATTGCATTTTTACGGACCTTTAGCATATTTATCGAATGAGAATAACAACTAACTTACAAGAAAACTTTCCGTTCATCAGCGTTATAACCCACGTTAATCAAGAGTACGTAGGAATCATTATCAACCAGGATGCACAAGTAACTAGCTTTTACGACTACTCTGCAATACGTACAGAAACAGAAAAACAACGATTTCTAGAACTGGGCGAAGCCTGGTGGTGGGAATCTAATAGGCAGATTCCTATTAACATTTTCTTACTTAAAGAAATTGCTGTATTCAAATATGTCATTAAAAACTTTAGTACAAAAGATGTTAAAATAATTCTTGGACCCTGTACCAGTTTAAATGATATCATTGTTAAAAGAATTAAAAGAAAATCTATTACTTTGGTCAGAAAAAGTTCTTAACTAAATCCGTAACTAATACCTTCGCAGATTAAATTCATCTGAACCACAATAGCTACCGCATACGCTGTAGCGTGTGATTTTTTAAAATAGTATTCGTCATTCTCCGGTTTCGTCCAAACTTCCGTCATCACCGTAGTCCAATCTTTGCCAATCAGATAACGTTTCGCTGGGCGTATCATTGCTAGAATGGCCGCCAGTTGTTCCACACTCGTCGGCTTCATTTGCCTTAATATAGAACCATGCCCGTTTACGTGAAAGAGTAAGTTGACGAAATCGTCTTGCTCTAGAAGATCCCATAGTGGCTCCGTGTTCATTAATTGTACAAGATGTTCTTCGTCTCGAACACCTTTGTATAAACCTACATTCAAAAAGTCAATTTTAAAATAACCCTGTTCTTCTGCTTTGTCGTAAGGTACCGCACATACTGCTTCGAGGGAACTCATAGGTACTTCGTGCATATACACGCCCGTATTGTGCTTGACTAATTTTCCGTCGTCAATACGACTTGCCTTAACGTGTTTAAAGTGTTTTAAGGCATTGTCTCTATCAACAAAGTCAATATCGATATCAGGCATATTATTGCATCCTAGTAGTTTCAAATAACAATAGAGGTAATGTTTCTGCTAAAAAATCTGCATATTCTTCTGCATCTTCAGCGTCTGCAAAATTTGAAAATTTAACATAAACGCAGGGCTCTTCATCAGAGGTGCTCATAACTTCAATATCAAGATCATCTCTTGAAATATATTCTTCATTGTCTTTCATAATATTTTTGCCTCTTTAATAACATCTTTTACTAGTTCTGTGTCTGCTGGCAATGACTTAAATCTACGCATCCAAAACTGAGGATCGATATATTGTCCAACGATTTCTAATTGTTCGTCGTTCATTTTTTGAAGCATTGTTTTGCCTTCTTTAGTATTTAAAATTACCCAAGGACTAATCAATCCTTCTTTAATATCGTGAGTTGCACGATTAAGATTCACGTAGGCAAAATAATGTTCCCAAGACGAATTGTTTTTCTCACCCCAGTCCATCATAGTCTGTATTGTACGCTGTATGGCTCCGTCTGCTGGTTCTATTTTAATTAATTCTTTTACATATGTTTCGTAGAGTTCGTCTCTACACCAGTGATCAAGTTTCACGCCGCTCTTGATTACAAATTCAATAAATTTGTCTGGATGTATTGGTGCAGTATTAACCATAAAACTACCAAACTTGATAAAAGCGGTGTAGTACGGGCTAGATGCAAATTCGTCAAATGATTTTTGACTTTTCCCTTTTTGTGCGATCTCGTAGAATTTTTGATAGGTCATTAGACCCATCTGAACGTGCTTCTCATTTTTGCTAAGATGTCGACGTTTTTGTTCGCAAATATGAACTACCAAAGTTTTTTCTTTGGCAAATAACTTACCGCAATATTCACATTTATAATTTAATTCCATTGACTTCTTTTTTATCCCAACCAAGAGACTCGCAATATTGTTTGATTTCTTTGTCTGAGGTAATGGCTGCAAGTGTTTCAATGTCTGCTCTCTTCATATTAGGAAATAGTTCTGCTAAAAATTCTTCTTTCTTATTCTTTTCACGTTTTAACGGTAACCACTCGTGGAATTGTGTTTTCTTACTTTCATGGCTGCACATTGCGAGAGTAAGCCATTGCAGTTTTGGATGCTTACTAATGTCTGCCCAATTCTTATTGTAAAATTCATTCACTGTCATTAGGTAATGTTCTTGTAACTCTGAATTGTTACTTTTTACATTACTAATATAGCGATTAAGATTCCACAGGTCGCCTTTGATCTCTTTACGACCTTCTTCAGTGGCGGCATCCCAAAGCTCTTTTAAGCCCATATCCACAGCAGGAATCATATCTTTAAAAAGGTCTACGTGTTTATTTTTGCCCATCGTCTTTACTCAAATGATATATTATTTTAACACGATCAATAGCCTCTTGTAAAGTAGGATTCTTTTTTCCGGCTAACCTGATCTTAATCCATTCATTATGATCGTCGAGTTCGGCTTTTCCTGTTTTTTGATCTAATCCTCTGACCCTTGCCGGATTAGTTTCCTGCTCATAATCCCAACCTATGGCAACTCTTGTTGACGGGTCTGAACCAAACTCACGTGCATAAACTGTGCCGCCTTGGCGCTCATAGATATATTCTGCTCCTGGTTTAAGCGATCCCATTATTGTACCCCACAGTTTCTCTTTCAATGTCGTCGTGATCAAATTCTGCCCAATATAATTCAAAAGCAACACAGTCTTCAATTGCTTCAAACTGATGATATTCGCCAGGAGCAACTTTAGTATATTGTCCAGCCTCTAATAGCGTTTCATCTACTAGATCATAATTATTCTTCCATACACGAATAATCATCTTTCCTTTTTCAACAAAGAATCCGTTCCACTTATATTTGTGTTTATGTTTAGAACAGACTCCGCCTGCTTTGGCTTCAATGCGATGAAACTCTAATACACCGTTGGCTTCTAATAATTCTGTAACACCCCAAACTTTTCCAGCTTTCATACGATACCTTTAATTTTAAGAAATAGATATTGATCTTTATCACACCATCTATATTCAAATACAGGTTCACCCGGACCTGTTATCATTGCTGTGCCAAGATAAGCACGTTTCAACCACAAATATTTACTTGTGTAGTGACACTTGCGAGGGATTATAACAAACTTATCAACCCAGCCAATACATCTCCGCTTAAACGCCTCGTCGTCCCACATCATAATAACTTATGTAGTTGTAACACTTCACTTTGACGGCTAACTTCTTTTACAAAATATACACAAGGAGGATTAACACCGTCAGTTAACGGAACTGTTAATAACTGTCCGTTTTTCATTTTTGGAAAATACCATCGAACATCTTGAAAGATATTAACAATTTCAATTGGCATAAATTCTGCTCTAAACCCTTTAATAGGATTGAATACTAATGCGTCAAATCCTCGTTCATTAATACTTGTTAACGGAAGAACTTCGGGATCCATACCGCAATCTTTATCTCCTACTACCATACACCAATCCAACGGCATTTGAATTTCGTGTCCTCCTATATTCAATAAAATAGCAGGACTGTTAAATGATTCTAAGAATATCAACGGCATAAAAAAGAAATCAGGTTCTTGCGGATTACTGTTATCTAATACACTAAACCTAGTGTCTTCATCTACTTCGTCGGGCAGGTCATTTAAATCAAATGCCTGATTGTTTAATGTTAAAATTTTCATGTATTCACCTTAATAATTGTAAAGGGGTATTTCGCCTCCTTATAGTATTTTTTACGTTCTGTTAAATGTCGTTTTGCATATTTGCAGGTACTAGTTATATCCCAGATTTCAACGTGGTCTTTGTCTTCTGCTTTTCTAATACCTCGCCCAATAGATTGTATAACCCTAACAAAGCTCTTTCCGGGTTCCAAAAGAACCAAATTAAAAATCCTAGGGATATTAATACCCACAGCGGCCACACCATAAGTCGCCACAATAATCTTTTCATTGCTAGTCCGTACTTCATCGTATTCTTCCTTTCGATCATCTAACTTAACGCTACCGTTGATAAACACCGCATCTGGCAATTGCTCCATTAGTTTATTTCCAGTATCAATGCGATTGATGAGGACTAGGGTGTTGCCTGATTGACTTAATTCTTTAATTTTATTTGCTATCCAAGTTAATCTTTTTGGATCAGTTACTAACCAAGTATACTCTTCTTGATAACTTCTAAACACCTCAACATCGTTAGTTTGAACAATATTAATATTAAGATTTGCCAACACTCCTTTTTGTTGTAGATCGTGTGCAGATACGTTATTAATAACTGGACCAATGCTAGCAAGGATACCTTGAAATTCCCAATTTTCCTTAGGGACAGTTCCAGTTAATCCCCAACGAATGGCACAATTTCTAAAGTTTTGTGTAAGAAGTTTTGTTAATACATCTGCCTTAGCCTGATGGACTTCGTCAACAATGATTGCTACTACTCCTTCACAAAACTCTGCTAACGAAAGACTCTCTTCGTCATAACTCTTTTTATCCAAGACGTTAAGACTTTGCCAAGTACAGATAGTGTGCGTTCTGTTAAGTTCTTTTCTATCACCAAAATAAACTCCTACATCTAATCCTAAATTTTTGTAGTCTTCTTCAGTTTGGACAACAAGCGATTTGTTCGGAACAATAACCATCGTACGGCCATACGGTTCACAAAGATGCGATAACGTCGCAGTAGTAATTGTCTTGCCGGCACCTGTTGCTACCTCCTGTAGAGCTTGTGGATTTTCTAAAAATTTATTAACAACGTCATATTGATAATCACGTAAAACAATTGGCTGTCCTTCGGCAGGATGACCTTTAGGCCAAGTTTTTCCTTTGTCTGCCCAATAGTTTTCAGTTACTGGATCGAATTTAAAATCATGAGAAGATCTTAAATCTTCAACTTCAATGTCGTATCCTGCTTCATCTATTATAGGAAGAATAACATCTAAGTGTGCAAGATAACCGTTGCCACCAATGCTAAAATATGTTTTAGTTCCGTCCCAGCGACCTAGTTTGTAGGCTGGCATATGCCTTGCATAGGGAAGGTCAAATTTTAATTTGTTGACAATTTTTCTTCGTGTTTCAACACTAAGTCCATCGACTTTAATGTTAACTTCATCTCTAATTGTAAGTTTACAATTCGACAATCTTTCTTCCTTTATGAGTGCTTGGTTTTGCTGCACCTAGATAAATTACACAAGGATGAGAATCAAACCAATCTTTTGTAATAACACTTGTTGGCGGATAAATGTTATTTGTTACTAACATTTTAACATCAAGGTTATCTTTAAACAACCATTTAGCTGGCTTAGATTCAAATATTAAAAATTTTCCAGTATCCACTTTGCCGCCAACACCTGCTAGTTTAATCCAGTCATTAAGACCGGTCTTTGAATCTTTAGTATCTCTAAAACATACCTTAATTTCTTCTCTAGGAACACTATTTTGATCAGCTGCTTTTACAAATTCTTGTAACCATTTTAGTGTGTCAGATGTTCTATCTAAAATTATACAGACTCTGCCTTTAACGGTAGTGCTAATGTTAAAGAAATCTTGAACATTTTTAATCCAGAATAAATTTTCAGACGAAGATGCTATTTTTTCTACTAAACTTACCGGATTTTTTTTCAATGGAAATCCCATACTCTTAGCCAGTAATAAATCATTGTTTAATGATTCGGTGCGAGTATTTGACCACCATTCTTCGGTTTCTGGATCAGCATTTACTAATTCAACTTTTGAATTAATTATTTCCGAACAGGGAATAATGTTGTCTGAATTTTGCCATATTTCTTCAACATCTGACAACACACTCATAAAACTGTCGTCAATTACAAAGTTGTGTTTATTAGCAAATTCATATAGACTGATCAAGTTGTATTCGTAAAATTTTAAACGTCGAACTTTGTCTTCTTGATCCCAATGACTGACTCTAGTTGAATTAGGCAAGTTAACATTTATTTCATCGTCAAACTCTTTTTTCAATTGATATGGAAATTTTAGACAAATTTCTAAAGATCCATCTTTGTTTTCTACATAGATTTTTTTTGTAAGATCTAGTACTCTAAAAGGTCTTTGCCATTGCGCTGTTAACAATGCGTCTTTGTAATCAAAACCCAATAATGCCGATACATTTTTGTATTTTTCTAATATTTTTAAAATGTAGTTAGCTTGATTTTTTGTTAGTTCGCTGTCATTGGAAATTTTCTCGTGAAAACTAAGAATAGGCGAGAAGTCCTGGTGCTGAACGTGTAGTTGACCAGATTGAACAAGAGTATAAAAACGAAGAAAAATGTCTTCGGCATACACAGAGCTTAACATTTAATTATTATATAACAGGCAGATATGAAAGTCAACCGAACAATCTTGCCAAAGGAATACCTTGACTTATTTCGTCAACAGTCCATTCGGTATGGCAGAGTTTGAGAAACCATTCTTCTCTATCTGGCAATGTGGGATTTTCAAGATTTTCCCATTTAATGCTTAATTCGCCAGCTAGGCTAGAAGAATCACAGAGCACGGGAATCCCATTTATAGGAGCTTGAACAGACGGTCCTGCATTATAATTAATCACGCAATGATAGTTGTAAAAAATATCAAAATTATCATAGGTGTTTGGAATATGTCTAGGCCTCTCTAATATTACATTAGGCACACTAAACGGAAATGGAGACCTTGGATGTGGTCTAACTATAATCCTGCGCTGTGAGTGCCGTCTAATTTTAGAAATCGTATCCTTACACCATTCTGCCATAGTTGGCATACCTTCCCATTGAAGACTTTCTTGATGTTGGCAAGCCACTAGTATCTCTCCTCTTGTTTTGTTAGGAGGAGATTTTAATTCTATACCTAATTTTCCTGGTCTCGAGGAGTCTAAATTTGTAAGATTATTAAAAACGCCTAATCCGTTTATATGGTTTAAAGAAATTCTCCAGGTCTCGTTCCTTTTTAAATTTCCAACTTCTATAATTAAAACAGATTTTTTATTTTTTATAGCATTATGATATATGGCTTGATTGTTTTTCATCCTGCCTGACCATAAAACTGACCAAATTACCGGTATGTCTTCGTCTTTATTAACAATTTCGTGGCCAAGTGAACGCAGTCCTTGTTCGACTGCATTAAAAATTGGTGCGCTGTTTAAGGCACCGTATTCACGATAAAGTTTGAAGCGCATAGGAGTAATAAATATCAGAGTATTTAATTAATTTATGGCCTCGTTTGAAAAAAAGATCAAAAAAATTATTGGCAGAGCAGAAAATGCTTTGGTAATTGGTGACGGTTTTGGAATGTTGCAGGACATAGTGTCTTTACATAACACAACTTTTATAATAGAAGCAGAAGATAGATCTTTAAAATCAAAAAAATTAATTTATAGAGAAAATTTTGACTATATTGAAACATTATATGAAATAAAGGCCATATACTTTAACCTAGATAAAATAGATAGGCTGGAAAAATTGAATAATTTTTGGACAAGATTTAAATCTGTTGTAATAGTCGAAGGAAATTCTATAGTAGACAAAAAAACAATGAAGGCTCTATACAATACAGGCTGGGTATGCACCTCGGTTGATAAAAAATTTCACGTTTGGGAAAAAAGAAAATGAAATATGCAGTGGTAACAACTTTTAATGATGCGGGTCGTGCAAAATACGGCCAAAAAATGATAGATAGTTTTTGTGAAAAGTGGCCAGAAGAGGTCACCCTTCACATTTATCCAGAACTTTGTAATCCTGCAATACGAAATCACAATCACGTGACATTAAAACGCCTTGAAGAAGTTGAAGAGCTTATGAAATTTAAAGAAAAGTGGAAAAATGTTCCCAAGGCTAACGGCGATGTATCAGCAGATCCTATTCGAAGTCGAAGAAAAGATGCTGGCAAAGGTTTTAAATGGGATGCTGTTAGATTTGCCCACAAAGTCTATGCAATTTTTCACTGTGCTAAGGAAACTGACGCAGATATTTTAGTTTGGATGGACGCAGATACCATTTGTCATAGTCCAATTACCATGGAAACAATTCAACGTCTAATTCCGGCAGACAAAGATTTGTGTTTTCTTGGAAGAAAAGGAAAATTTAGTGAATGTGGCCTTTACGCAATGAATTTGCGTTCACCTGCTGTTCAAAAATTCTTAGAAAAATTTCAATGGATGTACGATTGTGCAGAATTAGGAATTTTTACCTTAGAAGAATGGCATGATAGTTTTGTATTTGATGTCGTACGACGAAATTCAACCTTAAATGAATTAGATTGGAGCAGCCATCTTATCACTGGAGAAGGTCATCCGCTGATTAACAGTGAATGGGGAGCATATCTTGACCATTTGAAAGGCGGTAGAAAAGATCTAGGCCGTAGTAAGCCTCAAGATCTAAAGGTTAGAAGAAAAGAAAGTTATTGGCAAACTGGAACAGTTTGAATATTGCCAATTAATTCTTCAATACTCGTATCAAGGTCATCATCTTCTTTTAGTCCTGCCTTAAAATGAGTAAAATAATCTTTTAGTATGGTTCTTGGCATCGGAGTTTTGTGAAAGTTAGGATTAATTTCATTCATACCTCCTAATTTTTCTAAATCTTTAATAGTTGCTCCAAGGACTTCACCGTCATAGAATCTTCTTAAATTCTCAGTTAATCGATTATCATAATATTCACGATATCTCTTTGAAAATAATGAAAAATTTTGATGAGTTTTGTTTACAACAAAAAAACTTGATTCACAACTGAAATATTCTTTGTCATTTGCTTCGTGCCATACACCCATAAACGTAGTTAGATCTTTAGACGAACATAAATTTTCTAAAAATTCTCTAGGAACCGCTGTATGTGTTAATACATCAGAATCAATCCATATTAATAGATCGCAATCTATGTTTTCCATAGCGTGAATTACAGAATAACCTTTTTTAGAAAAAGTTTTTACTCTTTGTTTAAATTTTGTTTTTTGCAAATCAAAATATTCAACAGGAAGTTCTGTAAAAGGAATTTGTATAATACGTGGATCGGGAGTTAATGACATTTCTTCCACGTAACAGGTTAAATTAATGTCAGTTGGCCAATTTTTTAAAAATGTAGCAACACAATATTTGCCAATTAACTCATAATATTTTTCGTTAAAACTTGTAATAACAGAAATCTTTTTCATATAAATTTTTTCATATGGCTCCAGCATTCGCCGGATCTTAGTTCGTCAAAATTCCAATGAAACATGGCTAATCGTTCAAGCCATCTGTCTCTATAGGGCATTTGTGGATTTTCAATTTGAGATAAATCAGTATTAGCAATTTCTGCGCACTGACTACGGGCAGGATCCATTACAAAAATAGGAACACCTTCAATCGCTGCTCCTACAGCAGGACTTGAATTATAATTAATTGCTGCCCAACAATCTACTAAATCATCTTCTAAATTTTTATTATAGCTAAGAGTGATTCTTTTAGAAAATTTAATTTTACATCTACCTAGTCTAGGATTAAGATAATTTATAGCATCTTTATCTCCAGGATGTGGTCGTATAATTATGTGTCGATCGGAATATTGTCTTACCTGAGCTATAACATCGTTAGCCCAGTCTTGTACATCAAGATTTCCCATACTCCATCCGCCGTTTCTTTGTAGCAACAACAAAATATGGTCTCCGTTAGTTCTCCACTCTTTAGGTTGAATTTTTAAATTATGACTAATTTTTTTCCATCGAAATGGATCAATTTCCGTATCACAATAAATTCCTGTATTAGGAAATATTCCATCAAAACTGTATCTGAGATAATGCAAAGGATTTTCTTTATTTTTATAAAGAAATAAATTGCTGTCAACACCTATTACGTGTCTTTTATTTTTAAGTTGTTGTTGAATAACAGTATTTCTTAAGAGTAAATGCTTACCAGTTGGCCGACCGGGAGCGACCCAACCTTGTATAATGGCCACATCCGATGGTCGATAAGAGTGATCAAGATAGTCGTAGACTATTGATCCTGTTCTTCTAGCACCTTCAGAGAAGTATCTTAAAAGATCAATTTTTTCTTGGCTCTTTTTGTTTGGTACAGAACCGTGGTATACCGCTACTGTTGTCATTTATTCTTTTCAATTAATAATTTTTTATTATCTTTATTAATCCAATGTTTAAAATATGGAGCAAAGTGACTATTAGCTAATGCTTCTGCATTAGGACATTTTTTCTTGCATAAATTTAAAAATCCTCTTTCCATTGCCACAGCACCTAATGCCTGTGCATCGTAAGGTTTCCATAGACTAAACAAGTTATCTTGATTTAGATACATATTTTCATATTTTCTAACAACCAAATCGATCTTATCGGCAGTTTGATTAAAAACAACTATGCCGGATTCCCAACAGTCTTCGCCGTCACCGGAGTTTAACATTGCAATTGGTTCCATAAAACTAAAAGAAAAAATAGATTCTGGTAAAGTGGATGCTGTTTGTTCAACGTCAGCATCTATCCAAACTATTCTTTCATCTTTACCTCGTTCTCTCATTGCAGATATCTGGGCGCAGGCTTTACCCCAGAATTTTCTAATTTTTGTAGAATCTCTATCTTCTAAATTTAGATTAGGAACACGAACTAATTTTTTAACAAAGGATGATGGTAGTTCATTGATCCAGGCTATGTCACCTTCTTGTTGATCGATATAAACTGTCACTGTGCCTGGAAAATTTTTCCAAGTCTTTAGACAAAATTTTCCTGTTCCTTCCCAATATTCTTTAGAAAGACTGGTAATAAAATTTAAGTTCATCTATGTTCCTTTATTAACTCATATGTTTCTTCTAACATCTTTTTTGCAGAACCATCTCTAAGTTCGTTGTTATGATATTGCAGATATGCTAGATGACAAGCCCAAGCATAAACTTTATCCTTGTCTGCATAATACGGATTTTCAATCTTGCTTAAGTCTCTTAATGTTACTGGACTAGCCGCATGGCTTGGAGCAAGTATAAATGCTGGTATTCCGTGTAGGACTGACTCAGTTGCAGAATTACTATTAAAAGTAACTAGGCAATGAACATCGTCATCGAGAGCTTCTTTTAGTGTATTATGAATTACACGATCTAATCTACTCTTAACTCTATCCCTAACAACAATCGGTCTATCGGTATATTTCTTAATTGTTTCTATAGTTTCTTCCAACCATTGTTCTCGATCTAATCCGTAGAACCTCATAGGTTTTTCATCGGGTGCAGCAATTAAAACTTTTCTTCCGCCTTTTTTCCAATCGCTAATCGGAATAGCTAACTGTTTAAATCTATCATTAGGTCTAGGAATTATATCTCCTTCGTATTGCAAATCGTTTTTTACAATTCTATGATAGTATTTCCAACCCATTGGATTTACAGGACTTTTTTGATTTCCTAAATATCCAGTGTCAATAAAATAAAAATCTCGTTGTTCACGCCAGCATTGTTGAATTATTTTCTTTTTTAATATTCCTCTCATCACAATAGGATCTTCGGAATCTTCAAAGATAAAATCTTCAGTCGACACCACTCTTCCTCCGGTGCCGATAGCAAACATATTAATATATTCGTCCTGGCCGTCTTTGCTTAAAAATAACCAATTGTTCATAGATTCCTTTGTTGACACCAATCTGCATAAATTCTTTCAAGATGCCATTCGCCTGAAAAACTTCCTTGATGTGCAAATTCGTGGAAGCAAGGTGTACCTAACGTATAATGAACTAATTTTGCATCTGGGTTATAATCATATTCGACATCCAGCCAGTTCCATTCTTTAGGCAATTCGCCAATGTCATTGTCTTCTAACCAAGTAAATCTATGTAGCTGTGCACCTGTAGATTTTTCAATGAAGTTAGGTGTTAAGATTCTATTTTTAGGATGGCTGCAATTCCATAAGATAACACTAGACCAATTTTTTCTAGGATAGTCTTCGTTCTTACTGCCTAGATATTTTTCTGTCATCTTAGTTTTATAGTCGTGTTTGACTACCATTACTGCCTTTGACTCGTCTCTTAGATTCCATAATTTTAAAATATCATCTCTTAAAATCATATCGCCGTCGACAAATATAGCCCAGCCCATAAAGTCCGATAGGGCAGGTGTTAAGAATCTAGAGTAGATAAATTGATTACTACCATCGCTGTGTGTTTCTTTGTACTCATTGAATGTATTCAACGCCAGGGGAGTAATACTAACAGGGCAACTAGCCTGTCTAATAATACTGTTCGAACACACGTGAAACGCCACGGCTTCACGAGGATCGTACCCAATGAATATTCTAATCATTTTCTTTCTATGTCCTCTTCTTCGCAACGCTCACCGTATTGAATTTCTACAATTCTACAAGGCACATCGTAAGGGTTTGTTAATTGGTGCCATTGTCCGACTGGAATATCTTCTTCGTCGTGCAATTCTAATCTAGCAGTCGGCAACGAGTAACCGCTGTCCATCATTTTGTTAACATCGGCTCTACCTTCACTCACTATCCAATATTCTGAACGATACTTATGTCTTTGCATTGATAATTTGCAACCTGGATTAACTGTTAGTTCCTTAACTTTCATTCCAGGAACTTCGTGCAGAACACGATAGTAACCCCATTGACGTTCAGTCTTAGGTGCTTTCCATTCCTGTAAAATCCAAGAACTAGAATTCTTTTTATCTTCTCCGCCAACACCAAACACAAATTCTAGGTTGTCGTCTTTGATGTCCATTTCGGGAATATTTTCTTTGGTTCTATCTCCACCGTTGGCAAAAATAATACGTTCTTGAGGATAACTTTGACGCACCATTTGTATGGCGTGTTTAGCACTACCGTCACTGTCATTAAAGTCTATAACAAAATCTACACCAACTATATTCCGTACAATTGATGCACGTTCCATATAAGGCATAAAAGGAGCACCTTTTTTGCGTGTTAGCCAAGCGTCAGAATTTACGCCTACAACTAAAATATCACCCAATGCCTTTGCTGCTTTAAAATAAGCAATATGACCAGAATGTAGAGGATCAAAGCCTCCGGTAATTAAAACAATTTTTTTCATAACAAATTTGTTCTTTCTTTCCATTCATTAAACGAACAAGTTTTAAATTCTATGTTGTCTTTTAAAAACCATGTTTCGAATAAATTTTCTTCTTTTTTATAATATACATCGGTAACTGCTACTTTATACCCGTTGTTTAATAAAAACTCAGTAGCAATTAAATTATAGTCAACTGTTGAATTATATAAATCGTGTTCAAATGTAATTATATCAAAAGTAATTCCTTGACCAACAATATTCTTAAGAGCATTAAATGTATTTTCTGGAGGTTCTATATCACAAGACAAATAATTTATGTGTGTTGGTAAAAGATTTTCTGTTAATGCATTGATGTAATTAAATGTCAATGCATCTTCCCAATAAATTTTATTTTTTCTTTCAGGAGATTTTTCCCAAAACTCTTTTAAAGAATCATTGAATTCTATGCCAAATCCTTTCCAGCCGCACGTTACTTCTAAATTATAAGTGTTACTGTTTTTTATTGGTTTATGAGCACCAACTTCAATGTATGTTCCATTATTACCGAATAAAGAATATACGAATAAATCTTGATATGCTTGGGCTGTTGATTTCATTGTTCTTCCTGAGTTTTTTCTCTGCTGCCTTTAGAATAATTAGCCTTATTTTTTTGTGCTACCCAATGACGCATATATTGAGCTAATTCAGTATACATAAACGGCATCAAATGATCCTTAGATGTTTTTAAATGATTAGCTTTTGCACCTGAATTTTTTATAGCCGACCACCATACGGATGTTTCCATATATCTAGGTGTATCTAACATTTTTAGTGTTGTATGATATTCTCTATAGTAATCGATAACAGATTTTGATTCTTTCATTTTTAGATTTAATCCAAAAAATCCTGTTTCTGCTTCTTTATCACGACCTTTTCCTCCTGCAGGAACATCAACAGCTAATGTGTCTTCTGGAATTAAAGAATTCAAATATTCAATGGTAACATAATTATGAGTTATTACATCACTGTCTAACCATATAAACACATCGGAATCAAAAGTTTCAAGAGCTGTTAAAACTACGTGTCCTTTTAGCCAAAATGTTTTCTTAGATAATACTTTGTCATTTGTTGTTGACGAAAACATTAATTGTTTAAAGTTTTCAAATCTAGGATTTATTTTATTAAAATCTTTAATTATTAATCTAGGGTCTGTTATGTCGGGTTCAAAATTTTCTGCCCATAATTCGATTGAAACCTCTTTAGGCCAATATTTCAAAAAGGATTGAATACATTCCTTACCGATAAGGTCATAGTAAGGTTTATGTTGTGTAGTCACTACTCTAAAAGATCGCATTGTAGTCCAATTCTATTAACTGCTCATATTTAGTCGATAAATATTTCTATGAAAATATTACTTACAGGCCATAGAGGATTTATTGGTAGCCATTATTATAATTTAATTAAAGATAAACACGAAACCGTAGTATTTGATAAAAGAGAAGGCCAAGACCTTTGTTTACCAGACATAACAAATTCTTCTCCAAATTGTGATGTCGTTGTTCATATGGCCGCGACCAATGGAACCAAACTGTTCTACGAAAAACCAACTGAAGTTGCATTTAATAATACTTTACCAACATTTAATTTAATTAATAGATATAAAGGTACAGATACTAAATTTGTTTTTACAAGCACTTGTGAAATTTTTAATGGTGCTATTGATAAAGGACTATATCCAGTTCCCACTGATGAATCAGTTCCTGTGATGTTTGAAGATGTGATCAATCCTCGCTGGAGCTATAGTTTACCAAAAGCACTAGGAGAAAACTTAGTTGCTAATTCTGGATTAGATTGGTTAATTATTAGATACTTTAATATCTACGGTCCTGGTCAGGTAGATCATTTCATCAGCGAATTTGTTGAACGTGTTGCCAAAGGTGAGTATTATATCAAAGGCAATGATACAAGAAGTTTTTGTTATATCGACGATGCTGTTGAAATAACTCATAGACTAGTGACAAATAATAAAAATTATATAGTTAACGTAGGCAGACAAGAAGAAAATGAAATTGCTGAAGTAGCAAGAATTATTTTAGACATAATGGGAGTAGATCCGGAGAAATTAGAAATACTTCCAGGTCCAAAAGGTAGTGCAAAAAGACGTTGCCCCGATACTACCCTGATGAAAAAATTAACCGGATTTACAGAATATACATCATTGAAAGACGGATTAAAGAAAACTGTTGAGAGCTTAATATGAAAATAGGAATTATTGGTTGGGGAGCAGTAGGTAGTGCTGTTGGTGAAGGATTTAAGATGTTAGGACACGATGTAACTAAACACGATCCTAAATTTAATACAACTATCGATAGTGTATTGGATACTGAAATTGTATTTGTTTGTGTGCCAACACCGTCGGGTGAAAATGGCGAATGCGATTTGTCAATTGTGCATCAAACAATATCTAATTTAAAAAATTTAAAATATCAGGGTGTGATCGCTCTTAAATCAACATCGGTGCCAGGAACCACACAATCTATAATTGAAAAATATAATGATAAAGATATTTGCTTTGTTCCTGAATTTTTAAGAGAACGATCTGCCCTAGAAGATTTTGTAAGAAATCACGATGTACTAGCAGTAGGATGTTATACAGACAGGTCCTGGCACAAGGTCTGTGAAGCACATTCTTGGCTTCCTAAGAATACAGTTAGAATGACGCCCACTGAAGCAGAGATATTAAAGTATTATTCAAACACTTTTAATGCTTTGCGAGTAGTATTTGCAAACGTTATGTACGAAGTCTGTGATAAACTAAATTCAGACTACGACAAAGTATTAGAAACTTTTTTATTAAGAAAAACATCAAGTCCTGATTATCTTAGCTGCGGACCAGAAATGCGAGGGTATGGAGGAATGTGTTTGCCTAAAGACACAAAAGCAATGGCAGACCTATGCAAACAATTAGATCTACCATTTGATTTATTTAAAACTATGGATCACGATAATAACCAGGTTAAGAAAACTGTATTTCCTGGTATGAGGTTTTAAAGAGTAGCGTCTTCTAAACCAGCTACACGTAGTTTAACAATGTTGCTTAGATGCCATTGTTTTTGATCTAATGCTTTGATAATACCCAACCACTTATTTCTAAGTAGGGCAAAGTCATTGATAATTTTTTCAAAGTCTACAACGTCGGCCTCGCCCTCTACAAATTTTTCACAATCTCTAGAGGAGAGGCTACGTTGATAGTTTTCAAGATACTTACGAAAATGTTGACTACGAAGCCGACGAAGTTCAATGTTTAGGTATTCTAAAATTGCTTCAATTTCTTGAAGTTGATTAAATCGATTTTCAACAATGCCGGGCATCTGCGCAGACGCTTTCTCGATGTTCCCCGCTATACGGGCATCTTGTTTTGCCTCAGTTAATTGGGCTTCATAATAAGCCACAGCATCTGGAATATTTGAAATATCCTTTGAAACTCGATCATACCAATTCATTTATTCCTCGTCGTCATCGTAACCGTAATTTTCTTCCTCATCACTTTCAATCTCCTCACCATCGATAACATATTCTATAGCATTATCTAGGTAAGGGTCAACCCCTAATAGACTATCTAAAGTTGATTCTTTAATACCATAGTCCATTAAAGTGTTGACAAAGTCTGCTGCCACATTGGCACGTTGTTTTTCTGGAATTACCTCAACAACAACAGACCAAAGATCTGCAATTAAGTCTTCTTTCATTATACGCTCTCCGTTTCAGGTTCGACATTAGTAGTTATCTCAGAAACGGAATTTTCACCATGTTTTGAAATGTCAGACATAATAGCATCTAAGCCACCATTTTCATTTCTTTCCCAGGCTTTGCGGAACTGTTTGATGATTTCACCATCTTTAGTTGTGTAAACAAGACTGTTACCTTCTTTCTTTAGAAGACCTTTTTCTTCTGCCAGATCTACCAGTCCACTATATGGATTCATACCTGTTTCATAAGGAATCTTCACTTGTACACTTTCAAATGGTTTAGCATAACGAGTTTTCATAATCTTACAAGCGGCACGAATACCCTTAACTTCTGAAATCTTGTTACCATCTTCATCTTCTTTTAACTTTAACTTACGCATAGCAACTACAATAGAGCTAGCGTAGATAAAGCCCTGACCACCTGAAATCTTGTCATCTGGATCAAACATATCTTGTGAAGCGTATGTGTGATTAGTTGCAACCAGGCCAATGTTAAGTGATCCAAACATATTAACACAGTTACGAACAAGTGCTGTCAATGCCTTAGGCTTACGACCCATATCGCCTTTCAAATCACCTGCTTCAAACTGATTAACATCTGTTGGAGTAAGCAACATACCTAAAGAGTCAAGGATAAACAATACTTTAGGACGAGTATCCTCTGGCATTGTTTTATATTCAGCAACAAATTCTGTAATGGTCTTTGCTACATCATCGATCATTGCCATATTAAGTTTTAGCAACTTATCTTCTGAAGTATCGACGCCTAATGCCTTGAGCCAATCTTCGTCAAGAGCATTTTCTGTATCGATCAAGATAGGATAAATTCCCTGTGCCTGTGCTGCCTTGATAAGGTTACCGGAACAGATATATGATTTACCTGCACCTGATTCACCGGCAAATACAGTCACTTTTCCCAACGGAACCCCTTTATGGAAATCGCCGCTGATCAAATAGTTTAAGGCAAAATTGCCTGTGCTGACCCAATCAGTAGGGTCGTTAAAGCCAATACTAAGACCGTCAATAGACTTAGTAATTGACTTTCTAAATTTAGAAATATCAAATGCTTTTGCCATAATTATTGATCCAATGGTAGTTTATTCCACTCTTTAATTAGAGTGATTACTTCTTCTTCTGTGTTGCAAAGGGTCTTGGTATTTGCCCAATCTTCTTTTTTATTTCTGCCGCCAATTTCAACCATCCAACCGTTGTCGTAACGATTGATAGTAATTGACTCATTTACTTTTGTTAGTTTGTCTAGTTTCATTATTATCTCCTAAATAGTGAAGAGAGCCCGGGCGTATGACTAAGTCACAGTGGCCCGAGCCGTGTTGATTATTGCTTTTGACGATTACGAATCATTGCCAAGATGTCTTGAGCACGTGATGCGTTTTCACCGCCGGCTGCTGGAGCAGGTGCTGCCTTTGGAGCAGGTGCTTCTGCAGGAGCAGAATCTTCCCAAGGAAGATCTTCTTCACTAGATGTTTGAGGAGCAGGTGCGCTAACGCGAGCTGCCGGAGCGGCTGCTTTGTTAGGATCACCAGTTGCTTGACCCATACCTGCTGGTTTGAAGTATTGTCCCCAACGGTCCATATCATATGCTTCACCGTCAACTGACGCTTCAAACATTTCTTTCATAACCTTGAGTTCAACGTCTGTCGGCTTCTTAGGTAGGAAGTCTGATAGATTAAACAAACCAAATTGTTCAATCGCTGCCTTATCTGCATCAGAAATTGAACGTTCACGACGGCTCCACTTTGAAGTAGAGTAGTCAGCAAATCCGCCTTTGCTGGTTTTAGCAATACGGAAATCTACACCACGGAGGTAGTCAGTTGGCAATTCTTCCAACTCAGGGTCCATAAGAGCAGATTTAATAGTTTGGAAAATCTGAGGACCGATAATGAATCTACGAATCGGATTGTCTGGTGTATTATCTTCTTTGAGTGCATCTTCAACTACAAAGCCTTGGAAAATGTATGAACGCTTCTTCCAATATTTACGACCCATTTCTTCTAGTGATTTGTCTTTAAACCAACCACGCACTTCAGATAGAATAGGACAAACTGAACCATCGTTGTACATTTCAACACAGGGAACCTGTACTTGAACTGGACGTGAATCTGTTTCACCTTTAATACCTGCAAATGGGAGTTTGATCATTGCACGCTCTACCCAAAAGAAAGTGTTGTTTGGGTTACCGTCTGGTAGAAAACGTACTACGGCTTCTTTACCTTCCTGCATATTCCAGTGTGGGTAAATTGCGTTATCGCCGCCGCCTGTTGATTGTCCTGTGGACTTGCCTTGTGCTTCTTGAAGTTTTGCACGAATTTCTGCTAATGTTGCCATTTTATAGCCTCCTTATGCCTTTAATGTAAATGACTTTATGCCTATCGCATAACAACTATTATGCGCTTTTTATTTAGCAAAGTCAAAGGGTTTTTAAGATTTTATTTCACCAAAAAAAATCCACTCTATGAGTGGATTTGGTGATAACGAATCATAGCCGCTGTTCTTGCTAAAAATAGTTTCCACCGTATTTCTTCAGTAATTAACCCGTCCGGATCATCTGGTGTTGGGTCTGTTTGAATTCTTTGAAGATCGCGTCGACGATAAGATGTAATAATATCGTCAACTTCTATAATATCATATTCTTTATCGTCTGCAAATAAAGTAATTTTATGAGGATTACCTGTAAAAATTTTATTCTTGGGTAATCTTAGGGATTTTACAAGGACTGGTCCTTTTTTGGTCGCAGTCTTCGCTGACGATTCTGTAATGGTATGATTCCCAAAGAGGTTTTTCTGAGCCATACTTACTTGGCTTATCCCAATTGTAATCATCGCAGTAAGAATCACTGCTAACCTTTTCATTTCTAGTCCTCATTAACATTATTGACAAGTCCTTGTAATTGTCACGCTACCGTCTGGATTGCGTATTTCAGTCCAAGGACCACATACTTGTTGTTGCGTATAAACGGGCGGTTGTTGAATAACCGTTGGCGGTTGTTGAACAACTACAGGGCGAGTTGCGGCATATACTACAGCACCTCCAACAACAGCTGGAACTACCCAATTCCAACTACCCCTATGATGCATATGGTGTCCACCATGATGTCCGTGGTATGGACCTGCTTGCGCACCAAAAGCAGATAAACCAATTAAACCTGCAATTAAGAGTTTTTTCATAAAACCCTCCTTGATATTATAATAACGCCCCAGTGCCAACTTTCGTTGACAAGGGGCAATTAAAATTACTTCTTAGCTTCTTCTTTCTTAGCAGGAGCTTTTGGAGCTTCCTTAGCAGCAGGTGCTGGCGCAGATGCAGCTGGTTTGGCTTCTGCTTTCTTTTCTTCTTTCTTAGGTGCATCAGCAGCGAAAGCGGATACTGCAAATAATGATGCTACTAAAGTTGCTACTAGTTTCATAGTAATTTCCTTTTTTTAGGTTAAACACAGAAAAACCTTCCCTGTGTATTATATTAACGTTCTAGCATACAAAAAAGTTGACAAATATTTTATCCAAAAAAAAAGGCTCCTAAGAGCCTTTTTTGAATTATTATTTTATCCAGGCATATAAGTGATATTGTCGGTTAGTACCGCCCCATGTACCTTCGTCAAGACCTGTAGAACCCCAACCTGTGTTTACGCTAGTTGGGCTTGAAGCATCGATTGGTCCCCATCCAGCGTAGTTCCAAATATCGCTAGAAGATGTCCACTTAAATCCTCCGGTATTATAACTATTTCTAAATGTGTATCCGTCTACTTCGTCTGAGCCACCGTTATTGTGTCCGTACTGCATTTCGCCAATTAGTGTACCGAATCTATAGTTTGGATAGTTTACATCATTTTGAGTACGTATATTGTTTACAAGGTTGAGATCAACTCCCCAATAATTACCTCGATCTTTGGTTGCTCTTAACCATGCTCGTAATTCAGAATTTAATCCAACTGCATATTTAAAATTAGCAAATGCTGGAGTTGTATAGCTAGCATCATTATCTGAATTTAAATATAGGTACGTTACGTTATTAACAATCGCAGCCGGTAATGCATACATAAACATAGCTGTTGTGCTGGTTAATGTATAGGTTGTACCAGAGTTGCCTGGATCTGAAATGGTTAAGCTACCACTCATAGGATCTCTGTAATGATACCAAAGCATATAGCCTGCACCGTTCATACTACAGTACATTCTTCTTGCCTGGCTAGTATCTGTGGTGTTGCCTTTAATCCAGTACCAATTAGATGCACCAGCACCTTGATAAGTAGCACTAAGATTATAAATTGTTTGTGCGTTGGTTGCTGCCAGCGCCTGTGATGAACCGTCTGCCCAACGTTTAACAATATTAAAAGTTTGAGGAGTTCCGTTGCTTCTAGAATCAGTTGCAGTTATCTGAACAGTACTATTTGTATCTGGTAATCCAAAAGAATATCCTGTGGCCGTTGGTGTGCCTGTGATTAATCCAGATGACGATAAACTAGTTCCTGTTGGCAAAGATCCAGAAGTCACTGCATAAGTAACTGCTTCTCCTTCGCTGTCAGTAGCACTTAATTGAATAGACGTAGAAGAATCCGCTGCATAAAATGTAGGCAATGTAGGGTTCGTTACCCACATAGGTGCAGTTCCGTAGTTTGTTGCTATCCCTGGGGGTGCAGTGGTTCTATTTGTAACTCCATAGATAACAGCATTTACATCACTAGATGACGATCTAACGACCACGCTTTTGCCAGGTGATACCATTATACTTTGTTTTTCTAAAGTAGTTTTTGGATCTATTGGTTGGTCATAAACAATAAATTCACCGGCGGCTGGTGAGGTTGCACTTGTGCTAATAGCAACTCTTACGTTGGCTATGGTGCTTCCTCTATTACACAAATTGATAATAACGACACTAGGAGTATCGTAGGCATTTGTGTAAATTGCCTGATTAATATTTGGAAGTAAGGTCCAAGTTCCTAAAATACCGTTCATTGATTATCCTTCTATTACAGGCCTGCTAGTTCTCTGACTCTTGCTAGTTCAGCCAATTCAGGATTTTGTTCTGTAGTCTGCTCAGGAGCCATTCTTTCAACAAATTTGCGAGCAACCTGCTCTGCCTGCTCACCAAACTTCTTGCCTACCATTGTGCAAACACCTTCTGGGCCTTTGGGGAATGTACCTGATTCTTGGTCGTAAAATGAATGAATGAATTCAGCTAATTCTTTAACGCCCATCTTGCCCTCGTGTCTTTCTTCTGGATCATCGCTGGCCATTTGTGGTTCTTCTGCAGGTGCTGCTGCTGGAACTTCTGCCGGTTCTTCTGCAGGAACTTCTGCTGCTGCTGGTTCTTCAGCTGCGGCTGCTCCCATATCGCCAAAGTCTAATGACTCTAGTGCCTCTGGTGCATTTAATTCTAACCAACCTTGGATTTGAGGGCGGACGTCTGCATTTGCATCTTCCGCCGCTGTTGCCTTAATTCGTTTGTATAATTCTGGATCTTCAATTAGGCCTTTTAAACTTTCAATTGCGTTTGTGCCATCTGTACCTGCAGGAAATTCTTGTCCAACTAATTCTTGTAATTTTTGTAAGGCTGATTGTTGTTCTTCTGGATCTTCAGAAGTTATAGCAGACTCTTCTCCAAGACCCATTACCCAGTTTTCAAACTTGGCAAATGGATCATCTTGTGTCTGCTCAACTTCGATGTCTTCTTGCATATCTTCTTGTGTTAAAGCGACTATGTCGTCGTAGCCTATAGTGTTTCCTTCTTTCATTAGTCTATATAAGACCGGAAATACTGATGCAATGTCTTCTTTAAATGATCGTACTGTAAATTTTTCTTTGAAATCTTCAACTACATCCTGCGGTACTTCTTCGCTGTCATATGCCTGGAAATTTTCTCTATATGCTTCGTAGTGACTTTGTTTTGCTAGGGCCTTAATTTGCTCGCGTAGGCTATTTAGGTATTGTGTAGAACGTTCAACCACTGAATTTGTTTCTGAATTCATTAGATCGTTACGAACAACATAACCACCAAAGCTCTTTAATTGAGCAATTTCTTCACTCATTTGAATAATACTTTTACCAATGTCGTCATAGGGTACACCACCGTTGGCCACGTGGCGTTGCATAGCACGAGCACCAGCTAGGTGGATGAAAGGATATTTAAATCTTTCACCGTCTTGATTTTCTACAAAAAGTGCTGCAATGTGTCTTGTTCGTGCGCCAGGTTGTTGATCATCCATTACTGCTTGACTATGTTTGATAATCAATTTAGTATCCATTAAATTCTGGTAACTCATTAATCTGCTACCGTACATTGAGCTTTCTGCCATAATGCTTTCTCCGACTGGTTTCTGTATTGTGTTTGGTTGTGTTTGCTTAGGTTGCGCATTTGCAGCTAAAAATTCATAATCTCTACGATCTAAATTATCCTTAGCAATATCTCTTGTGTCAAATGCTAATAGTCTGCGTTTAGCAAATTCACGTAATTCTCGCAAAAACTTATACCAATTACCTTTCTGATGATCATCCATACCTTCGGCAATTCCGTGACTGAAGTATACCTTCATAGAATTTGGTTCTGCTAGGCTAACACTAACGTGACCCATCGGTGTTTGACCTTCCATATAATCAAAATCAAAGAATCTAGCTTCTTCAGGATTGATGGTAATTTGGCCTGTTTCAGCACCTAATTTTAGGTTCTTAAAACGGCTTCTAATTTTATAGAATAAATCTGTAGCGATATTGTTTCTTGCGTCCATAGTTATATTTATCAAAACCCGCTGCTTACAAAGATAGGCAGCGGCATAGATTCCTCTGTAATTTTTTCAGTCATTTTTTCGTAAACTGTAGGATCCCAATCTGCTAGTACGTCTGCCATACGTATGATCAGTAACGTAGAGCTCACTAGGTCGTCGTGTTCTCCTGTTTTGGCCTTAAAACCAAGTCCGCTGGCAACATACGTTTTTAACTCAGAAATCAGCGGTTTAGATGTAATTGTCATCTTATTAGTTTCTAGTAAATTTTTAAACTGAGAACAAGCAGTAACTTTACTGCGATGTGTAGTATTAAATCCTTTACGGAATTTACGAACGTGTCCTTTACGTATAGGCTCACTTAAGAATAAACCAGGAAAGTTTTCTTCTCCTATGTCGTTAATAACAATAAGAGCGGCTTCACCTAGAGAATTATTTTCAACAGAATAATAAATTTGCGGAACACCGCCTTTTTCTTCTCCGCGTGATTGAATGTATTTCAATATTTCACGCATATGTTTGACCTGTTGCTGTACTGGAGTAGTATTATGATGCCATTCCGCTACCTGAGTCATTGAGGGCATTTCAAAAACCTGTATAGCACCGTAGTCACCGCCTGTACCTAGACTAGGATCTAGAGCAACAAGATATGTGCATCTAGAATCTATATCTTTATACCAACGTGTTTGACCCATGGTCATAGTTGGATCAATTCCCTCTAATGCTGCAAGTTTAACTGAATTGATTAGTGTTTCGTCGAAGATCAAGAACTCACATTCAAACTCTCGGCGGAAACGTTCTTCACCAATTTTAGCACGTTCGACAGAGGCCCAGGCATCGTCGCGTAACGGGTTTTCACGCCAGTGAGCAAAGAATGGAAAGAATCCGTTAGGTCCTAATTTTGTCTCGTTGCCGTACTCGTCAAAACGTTTATTAGCTTCAGTCCAGATAAGAGCAAACTGATCTTCGTCCGAGTTTGGTGTTGATGTAATCAGTGCTTTACCACCTGTAGCCAATGTAGGAGATAGGGCAGTCCAAAACTCTTTGGCCTTTTCAGGTGGTTGAACAAATGCAAACTCGTCACAGTATATTAATGATAAAGACTTACCACGACCGGTGTTTTCTGTTGTTGTGGTAGCTTGAATACGTGCTCCGTTATCGTATTCGATTGTGTTTCTATTGTATGAATAAACACCAGCACGAATAAAGTCAGGTAAGTTTTCGTAACCAAAACGGTAACGATCCATAATGTCTTTAGCACCTTCATATTTGTGTGCGGCAATAAGAACTTGGCAGTCTGGAACAAACATTGTGTACCACAGCAGGTAAGCAACTGCACAGGTTGTTTTACCCATCTGACGCGGTAACATTGCAATACATTGCTTGTTTTCGTGATAGGCCTGTATTAGTCTAACCTGATATTCATAAGGTTCAAAAGGTATGCTACCTCTAACCGGGTGTTGAATTTTAATAAAGTTTCTAGCAAAGTACAACGGCCCGTTTACAGGATCCATACACTTTTCAAGATGTTCTACTTCCTCAAGTGTATACCTGGTTTGAGCGTGAGCTTTCTTAACTAAATTACCGTCTAATGATTTTGCCATACTATTATTTAATGAAAAAAATAGGGCCCGGAGGCCCTATTTGAGTGTTTATACAATTAAGCGAATGTTAAACCAGTTAACGCTACGTCTGTAATTGTGATGTCGTTTTCGGCAACACCTAACGCTGCACCGATGACATCTTCTAGGTTTTCGTAAGAACCGTCTGCGCTTCCCGATGCTGCATATCCATTTCCTGCATCTGTTTTGTTAATATTAACTAATGCAACAAATTGGTTAGCACCAGATGCTGTTGGTTTACCAACATAATAAATTTCAGATAAAGACTGTAGGGCAAAAACTGCTTTAGCTAAATTACTGTTAGCTGCTGCGGGAGTTGTTGTAAAGTCAATTGTTGCAGAAACAACTTTAATTGCTTGTAATTTTGGAGTACCAAAACTAGTATATGGTCCAACGCCTGATGCGCCGTCACCTAATAATTTTCTTGCATTACTGTCGACGTTACCTGTTAAACCGCCACCTAATGCGTCGCCGTATAAATCTGCCATTATTTCGCTCCTTTAGCTTCTTCTAATCTACGCAGTAATTCTGCTCTAATAGAAGCACGTAATTCTTCGCCTTCCATGGCCATTGGATTGTCGCCTTGACGATAGCTGTGTTTAACCATTTGTTTAGGTTTGTTTAAATCATTACCGTCCGGAATAGCTGCGCTAACATCTTTAACTTCTGGCTCAGAACCTGGAACTGAATTTCCAAATGCTTCGTCTTCTTTATCTTCTTCGCCTTTTTCTTCAGGACCTTCTTCGCCGCCTACTTTTTCATCGTTGTCAGCATCCATATCAGGAAGCATTTTCAATGGGCCTTTGTCTAGATCGCCTAGACCGCCTAGCTTAGGCATACCGCCTTCTGGCTTGTCCATTGGTTCAATTTCAATGTGTGGCATACCGCCCATTGGAGCAGCAGGCTTATCCATACCTGGGTTAACTGCCTTGATTAAAGATAATAGTTCTTCAATATTATCTAAACCTTGTGCATTTAAGTTAACGCTCATACTTGGAGGAGGAGCATCTGGTTTACCCATATTGCCCATTGGGCTAGGAGGCATTTCTCCACACTCGTCTGTTACAACTGGAGCTGCCTCAACTGCTGGTTGATCAAGCTCTCTCATTCTTGCCATTAAATCATTAAAATTCATATTAACTCCCTAAGGCGCTCTTAACGCCTGCTTTGTCTTGTTTGGCCTTAGGCAGCTTGTATTCTGTCTGCACACCGTCTTTTTTGCGTTCCTTGGCGGCCTTTGCTAAATCTTTCAAGAAACTTTTATTAAAATCATCGCCGAAGTAGTCTTTGTGCTTTACCTTATCGTTGTAAGGCTCTGCTAATACTGATTCACCACTTGGTTCCATATCCGCTGTATTGTGTTCTACTTCGCCTGCATCACCACCGTTTCTGACTCTAAAATTAGATTCTGGAACAAAGTATTTTACGTGTTCTGCAAGCTCAGGAGCAGTAATTGGATATTCGCATACTACTTCAAATGTGTGAACTTCAACATTGCTTAGTTCCGGAAAATCTAGTGGAGTTGCTTGAATAGGTGTTTTAGATTTTTCAATGATTGCTGGATTTGCTTTTCCGATGCAATCTTTGAGTTCTTTAACAAAATTTTCAGGCAATTCGCCTGCTACCTTTAATCTAAAAGGGTAGCTCTTTTTGCTTTCGGCAAGATATTCTTTAAAAGTTTTCATAGTAGTATTTATGCTTTTCCGCCTAATTTTTTCAGTAGCTCATTGCGGTCTGTGATCACATACCCTTGGCCGTTGATAACATCGTTTGGATCGTTACCCGCATCGTTATCAATTTTTAATTTTTTAAGTTGTAGGTCAACAGCTTTTAATTTCTTTTCAATTTTGTTAGTTTTAGCAGTAATAGCGTTGCCCATCATAGAACTAGCTACTTCAAAAATACGACTAGCATAACGTACTTCTACGTTCATACCTAAATCCATAAGATCGTCGTAGGCCTGCTCTGCTTTTTTAGCTAGGTTATCTAGCTCGTTTTCGTCTAGATTTTCTAATTCTTGTATCTGCGGCAACGTGCTGGTAATTTTAGCTACTTCAGCATAACTATCATCTAAACTTTTAACCTGCTCGTGGGTTGGAACAGGAGTAGTATCTTCAGCAGCCTTTACAGCCTCAGCTGAATCTAAGTTAAAGAGTTCTTCAAGTTTCTTGGTCATACTTTACTTATTTCCGTTTGCCGCCTTGGTGAAAAATATCATTTTCACTAACTACTCGAAATCTAACACCCTGTTGTTTGCACCATTTATTTGCTGCTTCCCATTTGGCCATATTCTTAACATACTGTTCTTGGTTGTACAAGCTCTTGCCAACTTTTTCTAAAATAGTATGATTGCTAGGTTTAACTTCTACTACTTCGGCGTGTTTACTGCCATTCTTGTCAACATAGACAATAAAGAAGTCTGGGACATAGATTGTGCTTTTTCCTGTTAAGGGATCTCTATAAGGTATTTGTATACTTTCACTGGCCCAATTTTGTACGCCAGGATGTTCGTCAAGCATTCGCATAAAAACAAATTCCCAACTACTACGTGCCAAAGGAGTTTTTTTCCCAACATACTTGTCAGGATTTTTCATTTCAAATCTTCCCTGTGCAAATTTTGCCATTATGCTGCTATGTTTCTTATCTGAATAGGTTTGACGTCAGTTGTTCTAAATCCTAGTATAGAAGTTGGTACTCGATTGTTGTTTAAAACTTCACCTACTATTTGATTTAATTCTAAATAATTAAAATTTTTTAAAGTATCTAATAATTGACCCACAGGAATCGAATCTATTTTGGCCTGCCTTAACAAAGTCATTGCAACTACATCGGCAGCATCTTTTGAAAATCCCGCAGATTGAAAAAATGAATGTGCTAGGTCAATTTCCATTGACGAAAATTCCATCGGAGCTTCGCCATATCTTTCAAAAAATAGTTTTGTTCCGGCAGCACTATCTTCTACAACTTGACTGGGTAAATTTGTTGCCATATTAATTTCCTGTTAGATTTCTTTGTGATGCAGTAGTTGTATTTTCTGTTGATGCACTCTTTGGAAATATTGCGCCAACAACACCTCCAACTGTGGATACTGCTGATGAAATATTTCCAGGATTACTTAGAATATTAATTGCTTCAGATTTTAATTGTGCTGTAGATAATTGTTTAACATTTTTGTATGTGTTAACTGCTTTGATAGCAGTACTCATAAATCCACCCCAACTATCAAATGCTGTTCCGTCACCTACTGCACCGAACACTGATTCTAGTCCGTCTAGTACACCGCCTTCACCTGTTAGTGTGGCCACGCCTCCGCCGGCAACTGAGATAGGACTTGGTGTTGTATCGTAATGAAGATTTGCAAAACCTTTAGGATTATTGTATGACACAGTTCCTGCTGAATATTTTACAGCTTCGTATTCTAATGTCATTTGACTTTCATTAAATTCTGATGCAGAATAGTCCATAGCACCGTGTTGCCAAGATTTGATTCTTGGATTCACTAGTGTATATCCGATGAATCGTCGTCGACTCATTGTGTATATACTCACTGAATTAAAAAATGGATCGGATACATCGTTATCTAAACCGTATCGGAATAGATCTAAATTAGTGTTTGCAGGTCGAAGATGTGTAGCTGAATATGCTGCATTAGGATTCAATCTATCAGCAATATAATAGCCATAGTATATTGCCCATAACGCATTAACTACTCCGTCACTGTCGTCGTGTAAGGATATATTAATTGGCTCGTAGTTAATGCCTTTGTATACAAGTTTTTTTCTATTATATTGATTTTTAACAATAGAATCAAAATTAAATTTTGGTAAATCGCAAGACTTTACCAACATCCCAACTTCTTGAGAATTTTCATTTGACCATCCAGGAGACCTAATTGTATGTTTGTTTAAATCAAATCTAACATAGTATAAAAATTTAGTCTTGGGTGATAATCTAAAAGAATTATCAATGAATAGTCGTGTGGCGTGTTGCCAATTGGCTTGTTGTCCTTTGGGATTTAATAATCCTTCAGATACACCGGTAAGGAATCTAGTAAAGTAGTTGGCCATATTAATATTTATGCCACAAAAAAAGCCCGGTTTAACCGAGCTCTTTTTGAACTAACGTTAATTAAGCGCCGCCTGTTGCGCCTGTTACAGCGTTTCCAATTGTACGTCCTACTGCTGCACCAATACCACCGATTGGGCTTGTTGCTGCTGCACCTGCTGCAAACTGTACTAAGTTATCGTAGGCAATTGTTAAAGCAACTGTCATATGTTCGTTAGTAGAGTAGTTAGCATCGCCGTAGTCTACGTTTTGTAGGAAGCAACCATACATTTCAAAAGTTTCTAATGTTTCTGGAGTTAATGTACCATTACCACCATCTAACACTTCGATACGTGTTGTAAATTTATAGTCAATACCTGAACGAGCGGATGCCTGTTCCATAAAGTCATATTGTTTCTGGATTTGTTGACCAACTAATTTCTGAACTTGACCGCTAGCATCATCACGTAATGTTAATGTTACGTTTTCTAATGTATGCTTGCCTGCAAGTTTCACCTTTGAGTTATAGATGTCTAGTGTCATTTCTTCAAATGAAACTTTTGGTCTAGTAACGTCTTGAACTTGCTTTGTCAATTCAGTTGCTGCTGCAACACCAAATCCTAGCAATGTAACACGGAATCGATATTTCAACTTAGGCATTAGAAGCACCTGAGTGCTTCCTGCCTGATTAGTTGTTGGAATACCAAAATTGTTTAGTGATGTAATTGACATTTTTAAATCTCTCCTGTGTTCTTGACACGTAATGGGATGTAAATGAATTCAACAGCCTTAACTGGTTCAATTGCAATGTCAACATATAGTTCATTACGATCGATTCTGCTAGGAGTGTTGTTGCTTTCATCACAAACAACTGCGAAGTCATAAATTGCTCTCAAACCTACCAACTCTAATAACAAACTTTCTGCTGCCTGTTTGATCTCATCACGTGTGATCTTGTCATTTGGTTCAAAAATGTATGGACGAGCTAGTTTGTTCAACTGGCTGCGTAGGTATACAACTAAACGTGCTACGTTGATTCTGTCTAATGCAGAAGCATTTCTTGCACGAGTCTTTTGACCATATGCAACTAAACCTACACCATTAAAGAATGGAATTGGGTTAATCTTTAGATCATATAGTGTATCACGTTGACCTTCGTTTAGAGCTACGGTCTGGAATTCACCTGTCATTGCGTCAATATAACCAACTGCTGTTGCGTTAGTAATACCACCGCGTCTTGTACCTGCTGGAGCAAACCAAGGATAACTTACGTTGTCACTTAGTGCGATTGTTTTCAACATCATATGTGATGCTGGAACAACTGCGCCTGCACCGCTTAGGTCTGTTGTGTAACCGTTTGGATAGTAAGTTGCTAGATATTCGTCATATGTAACAATACCATCATCACCGTTGTCTGTTACTAGGTTAGCGTTAGTACCCCAAGTTGTTAGGCTTGTTGCATCTGCTGCTAAACGCAATGGTGTGTCACCAATTACAAAAGCTGTAATTCCACGGTCAATGTTTAAGTTAACTAGGTTGCTCATTAGCTCAGGATATCCTGGGCAAGCAATCAAGTTAAAGTTGCGACGTTCTGTATCACGGATTTCGCTGCTTGTATCAACAACACTCTTAAGAGCTTGTGTAACAACCTTACGTTGTGCGTGACGACCAAATGTACCAGAACCGTCTTCGTTATTACCAGATGCTGTCACCCAACGATCTGTCCAATACGCTTCCATTGACAAACCAGAACCGCTTACAAATGCACTACCTGCTAGGGTAGCTGTACTTGTTCTTGGGTTATCGCTAGCTGTATCAATGTAACCGTTCATATATTTCTTAACGTTTCCGCCGCTTCTGCGTAGATTCCATAGCAACATACCTTTTGGATATAGTGCTGGATCTGGAGCGTCTGGATCTAAGAAGTTATTCTGCAATAGGTCTTCGATAGTAGACATTGCATTTGTTGTGCCTGTTGTGTTCCAACGTGCATCAGCAAACAAGATACCCTCTTCTGTTGTTTGATCAGTTTTATCAACTAATTCCCAACGTTGAGAAACATCCGCAATATCAGTTAGATTATTATTAAATCTGTAGATAGTTGGGAAGTTTTCCATATCGGCTGTGCTGATCCATAGGTCACCTGTTTGTGTGCTGCCTGCTTGATATGGATTGCTAGCTGAAACTAGTGGAGCATAACCAATTCTTGTTGATGTCGCGCTTTCTGCGTACTGAGCAGAAGCGTGTCTATAACCAACCCAAGTTGCGCCATTGTGTACCATAACGTCAACTTCTGAGAAGTTAGGGTTGTACCACATTTGTCCATCTTGTGGCTCATTTAATGGAGCATCACCGCTTGCTGCAAATCTTGGATTGCTTGCTGCCAATGGCATCCAACCAGAAGCTAGATAATCATATCCTGCGGCTGATTGAGCTTCATATAAGTTTTCAGTTCCAGATAATGTGTTGATACTATAAGGTGTAAACAATCCACCAATTGGGCTACCTGTTCCGTCTGTTAGACTGAAATCTCCGCCTAGTTTGTGTGAAATAACCAACTTAGCTGAGGTTGAACTTACTGTTGTTACAGAAGCTACAATGTTGGTAAATCCTGCTGCGTTAATTGCTGTTGCAATTGCATCAGCATCTTCGCTGTTGCCAGCTGCTGAGAAATTAATTGTAACTGCTGTGTCTAAAGTTGCTTGTCCTTTTAATGATTCTGCTAGATCAAAACTGTATGGGCCGGCAGCTAGTGTGCTGTCTTTAATAACTGCTGATGTAATGCTTGTTACAGCATTTGCAGAAACGTTTCTTTTCCATACTCTAAATTCAGCAGTTTCTGGAGTTGCATCAAATCCAGCAGCTTCTGTAGCATTTGATTGTACAAATAAAGAATCTTTGGAAATATTTGCACCACCGCCACTACGATCTAGATAATAGTTTGCTGCACCAGTTGATGTGTGGATTGGAGCTTCGTATGATGCCCAAGAAAGTGTTCCTGCGCTCCAACGCTTAACTCTCCAACGAGCGCCGTTGTTTGGTTCAGTTGTTTTAATCCATACAGAACCAGTTGGGTTTCCGCCGACTGTGCCAACGTTGTCAGAAATCTTAAATGCTGGAACAGAAGTATGTGGAGTTTGTTGTAATGCTGGGCTCAAATAAGTACCAGCTGTGATACCCAATGTGCTCCAGTTTGCTGTACCATTTTCTAATTTAACTGCACCGTCAGCACCAGTTGAATCGCCTGCATCACCGTCAGCAGCTGATGTGCCGTTAGAATAAATGTACAATCTGTTGTTAATTGCTTGAGCACTTACACCAGTAATTGCTGCTGCATTAATGTTTGAAGCAATAGTAGCTACTGTTCCGCCAGCAATTAAACTGTTGTTAACATATAAGTTACCACTTATCGAACCTGAATATGCTGAACCAGATGCTACTGGCCAACTTGCTTTCCAGTCTGTAGAACCTACTAGTACCCACTGACCTGCATCAACAGCGTCAACTCCGCCAGTCGAAGCTGGAGCACCAGCTGATTTAAAGTAAACTCTTGCAAACTCTTCGTTTGCACCAAATGATCCATCACCTGTAACGGTTTGGAAAACTACAGCGTAGTCACCAATTGCACCAACTGATGTTTTTGGAGCATTGTTAGAAATTTTTGCTGTATCTGCGTCGGTTAATACTAATGGAACTTTGTTTGTAAATTTCTGCCCGCCAACTACTGTTGGTGCAGATCCATTCCATTCTTGAATACCCCAAGTTGTTGCTTGAGTGTCAATCCACCATTGACCGTTTGTTGGGTTCGCTCCCGGGGCGTCTACTTGAGCCTCTAGTTCGTCTAAGTTAATATCAGCACGAACGATAAATGCCGCGTTGCTAACACCCAATAAACTATATGCTGCTAATAATCCGTATTCGTTTCTTTCTGAACCGTGTACAGGAGTCGAACTCGCTGTCTGTTCAAAGAAAGGAACACCGAAGAAATCTGTTAGATCTCTCTGACTGGTTAATTTAAATGCCTTACCAGCATTGGCTTTTGTTGTTGCGGACGCGGTACCTGTTCCCGATCCGTTTGCTTTATCTTGCGCTGTAGCTACTACGATAAGAGGAGTAGTACCAGGTTCTGCTGGTGTATAAAAACTCTCGTCGATAACTGTAACCGCTACGCCCGGTGATTGTAATGTTGCCATTCCCTATTTCTCCTGGTAATAGTTGCTCATAATATTTAGCGTACTATTATAAAAATGGGTAGTTATACAACCTGAAAAAGGGGAAGAAAAGGTGTAAATATTGATATGAGACCACTTTGTAAGGCCTGTAATGAACGGCCTAGAGCATTAAATTATTATAAAGGTAAAAAACCTTATTATAGAACGCTCTGCGAAGCGTGTCTAGCTCACGGACCTAAGGCACATATACCACGTTGGAAACGTTCTGGTTATAAAATAAAGTCACAATGTGAAAAGTGCGGACATCGTAGCCCGCACATGGAGGTATTTAGGGTATTTCACATAGACGGCAATTTAGACAACTGCCGCCCTAGTAACTTAAAAACAATCTGTGCCAATTGTGCTCAGGTGCTTCACAAGGAGGGCATCACTTGGCGTCAAGGGGACTTGGTCGCTGACTATTGATCTTGCCTGTTGATACAGATTATCGATAGTGCTGTTATTATCTACGACGTGATCAAATTCAGTTCCTACCCAAGCAGTTTCACTAGCGTGAATTTTTCGCATCTTTAATTCTTGAACAGCCCAATTATGTCCTTGATTTGCGGCCACTGCTACATCGTACCAATCCGGTAACTCTCCTCGCTGTACCCATACAATCTGTCCACCAGCTTTACGGATGCTTTCAATTTCATTAGGAAACCGGCAATCTGAAATAACAACATTGTCTTTGGAATTACGAAGTTTATTTTCTAGGCTAGCAATCCAAATGTCATCGTGGAAGCCTTTGCGGCATACTTCTGTGCCCCAATACTGTAGAACCCAACGAGGTGTGAGCGTGGGCATATCTAAACGTTCTGCCCACCACGGATCGACTTGTTCGCGCCACTCCCGGGCTTCTTTAGTTCGCCCTTCTAGCATCGTCCTGTCCCAGCCAAACACAGAACTTACTGCGTCTTTTAGTGTATTAGCAAAAGACTCTCTTCTAAACTCGTGAAAATTAACTAGATAGTCAGCAATTGTATCCTTGCCTGACCCGATAAACCCACAAATACCTATAATCATAATAGCCTCCAATTAAGACTATTATACTATACTAAAATATTAAGGTCAACCTATAATCCAACCATAGCCCATACCGCCTGGTACAAGTTTCATCAAATCATCAATGAGCTTGTCCATTTCGGCTTGAGCTTCAGTTTTAAGTGCTGCGCCGTTTAGGCTAGAACCGCCCTGTGGGCCTGCGATTTGAGCAAACTTCTCGCGGGCTTGACCTAGCATCATCTTGCAGTTTGCCAGTGCATAATCCTTAACCCATTGTCCTGAATAGATATCGTCGATAATAGCAAAGTCAGGTTTACTGTTATAAACCATAAGCATTACACTTTCTTCGCCTCGTGGTCTTTGCTGAATAATGAGTTTGTGACTCTGTGGATGCCAAGTAAAGTTAATAAAACTACCAAACATTTTACCAACTAATTCTTGATACTGTGCAAATAATTCATATGTTAGCAATCCTCCCATATTTGTAGAGCTTAACAAATATGTGTTTGTGTATGCTAAATTGAATGGTTCAAAAACTGTTCCGCCCGTGCCGTTACCAGTCCTTGATCCAACACTTCGTCTAAAAATTTGACGGACTTGTTGTATTTCTTTTGGTAAAATATATTCGTTTTGATCTTGTACCAGTGTTAAAAACACGTAAGATTCCTCTACAGCATTATCGCTTCTTTGCCTAAAAACTGCAAGGGCTCTATTTAGAGCTGTTTCGTAGTGAGTTGGATCTAACTCAACATCAATCATACCGTCACCTAGCATAGTGCGGCAATAATTATAAACGCTTTGGCGGGATTCGTCGTTTGTACTCATAATACTATTTATCGTAGCGGTAAATATATGACTATGCCAAGACTTTCGTTATATCGCCCGCAAAAGGGCAACGACTATAAATTCATCGATAAAACCGTATGGGAAATGTTCCAGGTTGGGGGTACAGATGTATGTGTACACAGGTACCTAGGACCAGATATTTCTGTCCAAGGAAACACTCCTAGCACTCCTGCTTACGACTCTGATAATCCTTTTCAAATACAGGATATGTTATTTTTAGAAAATCGCGATCGAAAATATGACCCAGATGTTTATGTATTGCGAGGTGTTTATAATATGCAAGACATTGACTTTAATCTAAGTCAATTCGGGCTCTTCTTGCAAAACGATACAATTTTTATTACATTTCATATCAACGATACAGTAGAAAAACTTGGCAGAAAAATTATTGCAGGAGATGTTATAGAGCTGCCTCATTTAAAAGATGAATATGCTCTTAATGATCTAAGTTTTGCATTGAAAAGATTTTATGTTGTTGAAGAAGTTAATCGCGCAGCAGAAGGATTTTCAGTAACTTGGTATCCCCATTTATATCGTGCAAAATGTAAACCACTAGTTAATAGTCAAGAATATAAACAGATCCTTGACGGAATAGCCAACAGCGACGCTGATAAAGGTAATTACAATTCATCGATTACTTATTATCCTGGAGATATTATTACTGGCCCGGACGGTGTAAAGTATGAAGTAATAAAAGAAGTTACTGGTATTGATCCTCCTAATACTGAATATTATCAAATAGCAGGTACGTTAAGAGATTTAATGAGTACATACAATAAAGAAATGGAGATTACTCAAGCTATCCTTAATCAAGCTGAAGCCGATGCTCCAAAAAGTGGGTACGACACTTCTAAATTTTGGACTCTTCAAAGATCGGACGACGGTACTGCTTCTTTGATTACAGTAGACTCTGATCAAATTAATCAATATTCTGCCGACACTGATATTGTAACGGATAAAAATGGAAATCCTATATTAGACGCTGAGGGCAATGAAGTATCTGCCGTTAACGCTGCTTCAACTTATCCGTCTGTAGATGGAAAAGGTTATGTAGGATATCTAACTAAAGATGGTATAGCACCTAATGGTGCTCCAGTCTCTGTAGGCTATTCTTTCCCGTACAATCCAGTTGAAGGTCAGTTTCATCTTAGAACAGATTATCTTCCTAACAGATTGTTTAGATTTAACGGAACACGCTGGATGAAATTTGAAGACAACGTTCGTATGACTATGGATAACCTAGGTGCTAGTGATGTTGTTACCAGTGCATTGTTTGAAGGTAAGGATGTTAGACAAACACAAAAAACATCGTTTATTAACAATACATCAGTTGCAAATATTGATGGACATACAATCAAACAGAAACAAAGCCTATCTAAGGCTCTTAGACCACAGGCGGACGAATAATGGATTACTTTTACGACGGGCAAATAAGACGCTATGTAACACAGTTTATGCGTGTGTTTATTGGATTTAAATGGCAAGCTGGCGATGGAACTCAACAAACTGTACCTGTAATGTACGGGGATATGAGTAGACAAGTAGCAAATATAATTAAAGAAAATAGCGAAAACAAAATGCCTTCAGTTCCAAAGATTGCCTGTTATATTACAGGGTTAGAAATGGATACTACAAGGTTATCTGACCCTACGTTTGTTAGTAAAGTTCATATTAGAGAACGAAGATTTACAGATGCAGGTGGGACTAGAGAATATCAAAATACACAAGGCGGTAATTATACAGTAGAACGTCTAATGCCTACACCATTTAAATTAACAATGAAAGCAGATATATGGACTTCGAGTACTGATCAAAAATTGCAATTGTTAGAACAAATACTGGTTTTGTTTAATCCGTCCCTTGAATTACAAACCACCGACAACTATA